CGAAAGGCTCACAAGAAGTTCCAATTAATAAAGCAGTAGAGATTAACAATGCTGTTGGCGATGATCTTTTCGCTAGTCAAGTGGGTAATAAGTACTTAGGTACGTTAAAAGCCCTAGATGGAAAGATCGCGGAAATACTAACGCCAACTGAATTGGATTTTCTGCAAGAAGAAGAAACTAAACAGCGAGAAGAGCGACGACAACAAGCGAAGTTATTGCTTATCAAGTCAAAATTAGAGCCTTTAAACAACGAGGATAAAACCGATCTTGAAAAGTATGTAATGGAATTTCTTGATGAAATTGTTGTCGAGTTATCCATTATATTCTCCATTCTAAAAATTTTAGGAATGAATGTGAGTACTGCATTCAAAAAACGCATGCCTCATTGGGTAGCGAAGAAATACATGAAAGGGGACTAAAGATGATTATCGAAAAGCAAAATGTAGTTGAGTTTAGAAAGGATAAAATTGCAGCTAGTAAAAAGACACAAGAAATGATTAGCCGGTCTGAATTAGCACGGCGATGGGGATATTCTATTGGAACTATTAAGCGATATACTGATCGGTCCTTTGATCCGCTACCTATGGAAAAAACAGCACCGACAAGACCTGGAACTAAAGAAGTTTGCAGAATACCTTTTGAGTTAGCAATGGAGTGGAAGGAACGAAACACGTCTAGAAATTACGAGGTGAGAGTATGAGAAATGATTTTGAATACATCCCAACAGTTCCAGTCAAAGTAGCAAAACAGAAATCCGAAAATAGAGCTGCAAAAGTTTTATTAACAGGAGCTATGCTCGGAACGATTTGTGTCGGTTACTGGCAAATATCATTAATTCTTTTACCCGTCTTACTTGGAGTAAATACGATTGGTAAAAAGGTGATGGGATTATGAGAAGACAAAAAAAGACTTACTCGCCGGCAAGCAAAAGTAAGTCACAAACGAAATAGTATCTAGGAGGATTATAACATGTTTGATTACGATGCCGCAATGGCGGACCCAGAGTGTCATGTTTTTGTAAATGTTCACATACCCAATGATGAAGATAATCCTGAAAATATGGAAGGGTGGGTTGAAGATGAGTAAATCTACACTGGACATGACCAGAACAGAATGGTTGATGGATCGTCAAAAAGGTATTGGTGGTTCTGATGTTGCTACGATTCTAGGATTGAATAAATGGAAAGCTCCATATCAACTATGGCTTGAAAAGACTGGTCAAATTGAAATTGAGGAATCGGACAGTGAACCAGCGTATTGGGGCAATGTACTAGAAGAAGTTGTAGCGAAAGAGTTTACCGAGCGAACTGGAAAAAAAGTTCGAAGACGGAATCAAGTTTTCGAACATCCTTTACATCCATTTCTTCGTGCAAATATTGATCGTGACGTAGTTGGAGAAAATGCGATTTTGGAATGTAAAACTGCAAATGCTTTTTTATCCAAAGAGTGGGATGGTGACGAGATTCCTATGAGTTACCTGTGTCAAATCCAACATTATATGAATGTTTTGAATCGTGATTGTGCTTATGTAGCAGTATTAATCGGTGGTCAACGTTTCATTTGGAAGAAGGTTGATCGTGACCAAGCCTTGATTGACATGATTACGGAGCGATTAGTTGAATTCTGGGAAGTGAATGTTTTAAAAGGAGTTGAGCCATCAATAGATGGCAGTGATGCAACTACCGATTTTCTAAAGGAACGATATTCAGAAGAAGGCGAAAATGAGATTACACTTTCAAGTACCTTTGATGAGTTGATTGAGACTAAGAAACAACTTAAGACTGATGAGGCTTTGATAAAAAAGAAAATTCAACAAATCGATAATCAGATTACATCAGAATTGGGAAAACAAAACGCAGTGGTTGCGATTACTCCTAAATCAGTAATCTCTTGGAAGTCATGCAAACGTACATCAATTAACAAAGAGCTATTAGAGGAAAAATATCCCGAAGTATCCAAAGATCAATCTATCTATAAAGCATCATGCTATAAAAAATTAGCAGTAAAGGAGATCAACTAACATGGCAACAAATGACACACTCAAAAATCAACTTTCTGAACAAAAGACACAAGAAGTTGATGCTCAGTCACTGGGTTTTAAATCTTTGATGGCAACACCGACAATGAAGAAGAAATTCCAAGATATTCTTCATGAAAAATCGGATTCTTTCATGGGATCTCTAATGACTTTAGTCGGCGGTGACAATTATTTAGCAAAAGCTGAGCCAATGACAATAATTGCTTCTGCTCTAAAAGCAGCAACAATGGATTTGCCTATTGATAAAAATCTCGGATATGCATATATTGTTCCATTTAATCGAAGCGAAAAGAGAGGTAACAAGTGGATCACTCACAATGAAGCTCAGTTCATACTAGGATACAAAGGCTACATTCAGCTAGCTCAACGCTCAGGGCAGTATAAAGCATTGAATGCACTTGAAGTTTATGAAGGTCAACTCATTGACTGGAATCCATTAACAGAAGAATTTACTTTCGATTATAACGCAAAGAAATCCGATACCGTGATTGGATATGTTGGATTCTTCGAATTGTTAAATGGCTTCAAAAAAACGGTCTATTGGACTAAGCAAGAGATTGAGTCGCATCGCATCAAGAATGCGAAGGGGAAAGACAAAGAAAAACTGTCAGGTGCTTGGATTGATAACTACAATCAAATGGCAATTAAAACTGTGCTTCGAAATATGCTTTCTAAATGGGGGATATTATCCGTTGAAATGCAAACAGCCGTTACATCAGACGAAAAAGTATTCAGATTGGATGAAAATGATGATCTGATAGAAGAAACAAGACTGAGTGAGACGGAACCAATAGAAACAGAGCGTAAGGAAGCAGAGAAAATATCTGCTGAAGAATCGGAAAGTAAAGAGCAGACTGGACTTTTTGATGAGAAGGATGATTCAAATAATAAAGACGATGATTTTCCATTTTAGTTAGAGGGAGATATTTCTCCCTTCTAGAGTAGGAGGTGAAGCTGTGGCAAGACCAACAAAGAGCGGTCTTGATTATTTCCCTCTTGATGTTGACATTTTTGAAGATGAAAAGATAGAAGCTATTGCTGGGGAGTTTGGCATTAAAGGTGAGTTAGCGGTAATCAAGCTGTTATGCGCGGTATACAAAAAGGGATACTTCGTTGTATGGAATGACTTAACGAGAGCAACACTTTTAAAACGCCTGCCTGGAGTAAGTAAGGAATTGTTAGAGCAAATAGTCATCCGCTTAGTTACATGGGGATTCTTTGATGAGGACCTGTTTAACTCGGCTAAGGTCTTGACAAGCGAAAACATCCAAGCAAATTTTTTCGAAGCGACAAAGAGAAGGAAATCGCCAAAACCAACAGCATATTTAATTAATGCTAACAATAACTCGCAAGCAGAAGGAGTTAATGTGAACATTAATCCCCAAAGTAAAGGAAACAAAACTAAAGTAAATAATATTAATGCTTCTGTATCTAGTAATACTAAAGATTCAGAAGATAGCGCTGTGCGTTATTGGCTCAATCAAGTAAATTCAGCAGAAGCACCATTCATTACTCAATCCATTCAGCATTGGGTAAACGATTTTGGTGGTCAAGATGAAATTGTGATTCTTGCGATTGATGACATGCTTAAACATGGAGCACGCAATTACAATTATTTGAACCAGATACTGAAGAGTTGGGAAGAATCTAAAATAGACACTGTTGAAAAAGCAAGAAAGCACTTAACCGGACACTATTCCCGAAACTCGAATAATCAAAAGCGGGGCAATGATTGGACAACCAAAAGACTTTGGGATCACTGGTGGGCAGAAAAGATGAGTGGGAATGCTTCTCTCGACTATTTCGCTGAGAAGTATGGTAACCGCGGAGTTACTGAAACTGAAATAGAAATACTGAGAAAAGAAATAGTAAAGCGAGGTATGGAAGATGCGATTTCTCGAAATCATTAGCAAATTAGGCGAAACAGCGAGTAACGAGGATGAGAAAGAATTATTACGTTCGTACTATGAACGTTTAAGAAAGATGGTTCGAATTGATTGTTCTCACGAAGAAATTGAACACCGCTTCTGCCTTATGATTACTTGCTACATTCTTCGATACGTCACTAAACAAGTAGATTACAGCAAGACGAATGCCGATTACTATCTCACATTTCTCACGAGTCGAATGAATGTTGAGGTGTCTGCATGAGGTATCAATCAAGATCGAAATACGGTAACAAAAAAGTATATCGCTATGATCGTTGGTTTGATTCGATTGCTGAGGCGGATTATTATCCAATCGCCGTTGCGTATGCAAAAAAACATGAATATGAACTAAAACTTCAGGAACGATTGGATATTCTTCCAACGCTGAAAATCAATCCATGGACAATCAAAAAAACACAGTATGTGGCCGATTATGCGTTCTACGATCAAGGAAAGCTTGTTCGACTTGTTGATGTCAAAGGCATGGAAACGAAAGATTTTCGGCTGAAAGCGAAGATTGTCGCCAGCGAACTGGGAATTGTAATTGAACTGGCAAAAAAACAAAGCGGCAGATTCGTTCACTATCCCTTTAATATGCCTATATCCAAAAGAAAAGAGGTTCGAGAATGAGACAGATAAAGCGGCAGCGGTTAGAAATAGTGTTGCTATTCATTGATGACTTTATTACGAAAAAGGGATATCCACCAACGATTCGTCAGATATCAAAAAATACAGGCATCCCCTCAACATCATCAGTCAGTTCATATTTATGGCAATTGAAAGCCATGAACTTGTTAAATATCGAACCGGGAGCAGTGAGAACCATTCGAATGACTGAGAGCGGCGTGGACCGTGTAAGGGAGTTGAGATTACGTGACAATGACTGACAAAGAACGATTTCGAATGTTGATGGCTCATCCAAATTACTGGTATGACGAAGATATCAAACGTGAAGCAGAAAAACTCGGCAATAAAATATGGCGAGAATTGCCAAAACATCCAAAGAAAAAAATTGAAGTGAGTTTCAATAACCGGATTGTACTGGTTGGAACTGAGGATGAATTAGGACAGCGATCCACTTTGTCACCAGTAACCATTCGAAATCTAGCAAGGAACAACGGAACTGATAGATTTGGGAAGTCATATCGATATCTGGAGGTATGAACATGAAAATGTGGGAACGGAAAAGAATTGATCGTCAAGTAAGGATATTTGTTCAGGCGATGCCAAAAGAATATTCGAATCAAACACCGAAAGAACAAATTATCAGTGAAATACTAGCAGCGAATGAATGGTTTGTTAACATTTCAAAACCTATGGAAATTATACGTGAAGAAGTTGAAAAACAATTTGATATGTATGTGAGCTGACCTTTGAAAGGGTGGTAATCATGGAATTGAAAGAGCAATTTATTAATGCTGTTGTCAGGAACATGGAGCCCGAACTTGAAGCAAAGCAACTTAGAAAACTGAAAATTGTTTTAACAATCAACCTAGAAAAATTACGACTCGAAGAAGAATGTCGAGATGTGATCATCTACGATGAAACTTCTGACATTGCCGCATACAAGCAATATTTTGTGAGTATGAAACTTCGCGGTCTTTCGCCTGGAACGATCAATCTGGCGATGCGAACGATAGATAAATTTAATCGATGGGTACGAGTATCATTTAACGATGTGACCACGAATGATATACGTCTTTACATTGCGAATAGAGAAATGAATGATCATCTATCATCAGCAACTTTAGATAGAGAACGCGGTGCAATCTGTCGATTCTTTAAATGGCTCTTTGAAGAAGAATACATTAGCAGGGATCCCGGACGAAGGGTTGAGAAGATCAAAGTCGAAAAACGACTAAAAAAAGCCTTTACGCCAGTCGAAGTAGAACTGATGCGAAATGCTTGTCGGAAGCCGAAAGAGAAAGCAACATTCGAACTCTTGTTATCGACAGGCTGCCGAGTTACAGAGCTGACTATGTTGACGATGGAAAACTATGATCAGCAACGGGGAACCATCACTGTGATCGGAAAAGGCAACAAGGAAAGGGTTGTTTTCGTCAATGCGCGTGCCAAAGTGGCTATTGATAATTATCTTGTGATAAAGCCGCATTCAGAAGGACCTATCCTGTGTGGATTACACGGAGTGGGAACAGCTATGACTAGCAACGGTATTCAGAAGATGGTCAAAGAAATTGGAAAACGTGCTGGCGTGACGCATGTTCATCCACATAAGTTTCGGAGAACTGCCGCAACCTTAGCACTGAAAAGAGGAATGAGCCTGAACGATGTGCGGCGATTTCTCGGACACACAGATGTGGACACAACGCTTCAATACATCGACACGTCGGGATCAGACTTGAAACTAGAACACGAAAAATATGTAGCGTAAAAGGAGAACAGTATTTTGAATGAACTGATTGAAAAAATTGAGCAATGGGCTAAAGACAAAGAATTAGACACTGCTGATTCTAGCAAGCAAATGTTGAAAGTGATGGAAGAACTTGGCGAGGTTGCTGCGGCGATCGTTCGTAGTGACCGCGCTTCTTTGCGTGACGGAATTGGCGATACAGTCGTGACATTGATCATCTTAGCAATGCAGAATGACATGAACCTATATGAGTGCGTAAATTGTGCATATGACGAAATAAAGAATCGGACAGGAGAAATGATCAACGGCTCCTTCGTGAAGTCGACTGATTTAGAAAAGCTCCGCTAACTGGGGCAATAGCTGATTTAAATAAGTTAGTGTAAAACAGCACGAAAGGAGCTGTAAGAGATGTTAAGTATCAGACGTATAAATGAGCGACTCAAGGAAAAAGAGATGACAGAGTACCGTTTGGCGAAGAAAATTAACGTTTCAACTGGACACATGACAAAGCTTATGACTGGAAACATAAAAGACCCGAGATTTGAACTTGTATGCAAAATAGCAGATGCACTTGATATTACAGTAGATGAATTGAGAAAGAAGGATTGAAAATGGGATTAGATATTGAAGCGTATAAGAAAATGAAAAAAGTAGCTTATCCAGAAAGAGACGTAGACGGAGGTCTAGTAGATTGGGAAAACCTTGTAGAAATTGATCAATCAACACTTGATTATACAGAACAGTATTTTAAAGGCCGGACACAAGGGCTAGTAGCTGGTGTTTATTCTCCTGACGATTCTCTTAGATTTAGAGCGGGAGCTTACTCGTATTACAACCGTTTCAGAGAGAAATTGGAGAATATAGCATCAAACTCACAATTATTCGAGCTAATCATGTTTTCCGACTGTGAAGGATTTATTGGTCCGATCGTCTCCAAGAAACTGGCGAAGGATTTTAGTGATTTGGAAGAAACAGCGAGAGAGAAGTTAGACGAATATGATTTTGAAACGTACTTGAACTTTAAAAAAGCTTTTGAATTAGCAAGCGAAGAAGGCTGTGTGCAGTTCATGTAAGTGGAGCATTAGCAGAAAAAAAGAAAGAAGGAAAATAGGATGACAGTCACAGTGACAGTATATTTGAAAAACGGAATGAATGTGAGTCTTGACGTTCCGGATACTACTTTAGAAGATCAGCGAGTACTTTATAGTGAAGCTTTCAAAAAAGAAAAGGAAGTCTCTCTTATCAATCATGTTGGGTCGGGTTCAATTGAGTTAATACCTGTAGACAATGTGGCGCTAATTCAGATTAAAGAAAAGTAAACTAATGGAGGATACAAAGGAGGGAAACTGAATGGAAGTATTTAGAAAAAACTTGTTAAAACATAAACCTCACCCTTTAAAACATAAACCAAGCGAACTTGAACATGACAATTTAACAGTATCTATGTTTACCGGCAATAATAATGAACCTGTATTTGTGATTAAGACTTCGACAAAACAGGTGTATGATCGTCGCTCAATCACAAATACTATCCGCTTAAATAAACAAGATTTCAGGTCTATTATAGCGAATGTTGAAGCAAAGTTAGATCAGATTGATCAGGGAGAAATAGTAGTTTGTCGTTGTAGCGGTTATACCTTTGCTGGTGAGGGATGCTGTGAATTTTGTAATCGAGAACGGGTTAGGCTGTGGAAACTAGGTGGAAATAAAATGGTTAAAGCATATGGATATGAGCCTATCGAAGAGACTGAATAGTTCTACTAGCGACCACAATCAAGGAGGTTTTGAAATGAGCAAAGGAACATTAGAAGCATGGGCGGCCGGTTTCAAAGAAAAATATCCGCTGGGGTACTCCCAGTATCAGCTGAATTACATTGTTGGGCATGCTAGTGAAATCCAAAAGCAAGCCGTTCATCTTGAAATGATTTGGGCAAACAGAAACACATTTAATAGTGAAATTGATGTGCAGGAAGTCATTAAAAACAAAGTTAAAGAGATCAAAAGGACGATAGAGTATCTTGAAGGTTATTTGGAACCTACCAAGTAGGAAGGCTAAGGAGGACGGCGAATGACATGGACCATTATTCTATTCATTTTAGGCATAGCGCTTGGAAGAGAATATGCAAACATGAAATTTAGAAACAGAAATCAGATTATTTTTTACAGATTAAGTAAATCCGCTAAGTCAGAAGTTGTAAAAATTATTAATGAAATGGACGAATAGTTCCGGTAACCACGCCTATCATATAAAAATAGAGGCAGAAGCCTCTATTTTAAAACGCATATGCGATAAGAGAAATTCCAATCATCATTAAATAAAAACCAACTAAGAATGCTAATGTAAATGCTGAAACAATTGGATTAAATAAGAGCATAATTCCTACAATTATCCCAATAATATTTACTATCAGAATAAACCAATAGTAACTTGATCCATTGACCTTGTAAATATCTGCTCCTACAAGCCCCATAATTGAATCTACAATAAACCAAATAGCAAAAATATAAGGTAGGGCTAGTAAACCTGCATTAGTATTGAAGAGTAAAAATACACCAATTAGCAGGTCAAATATACCGAGAATCATTAGTAGGGTTGATTTTTGATTAGTGAATTCATGAAGTTTACGTCTAAAAAACAGTTCAAAAATTCCCTTTAAAACTGCAGCAATGGCAAAAACGTAGACAACTGCTTTTAAACTACTATCTGGATTATTAAATGATACTAAAGAAGCTATAACAAAAAGTAATCCAATTAAAAAATATTCCCAACTAAATCCAATTTTTCTTACCATGCTTATCACCTCCTTATGATAAATAATAGTATAACCTTATGAATAAAATAATGAAAATAAAACGTAAATAATACGCTAATTCAGCCTATCAAGTAAGAATCTATGTGATCATTAATCAACTTTTTGATCACATAGAATTTAGGAGGTATTTATGAATAAACAAGAAGTTTTAGAAGAACTTGAAACAACAAGTACCCAATTTTTTCATGTAGCAACAAGCACAGGCGTAGAAGCCAATAACAAAACATTGTCCACAGGTGTCTTTGCAGGTTTGGGAATAGCAAAAAGTGTCCTTACCAAATTAGAAGAACCGCAGAAAGTCAAAGTGCCAAAATGTGTTGGAGAATTACTTGACTATTATCGTAATTCGACTGATGTCGACCTATTGGCATTACTAATTACCTTTAAAGATTGGTATTGCAGGAAAGACAAAGCTGGGGAAAATGAGAACGCTATTGATTGGCTTGTTAAACATCCTGAAAAATATATGCGCGCTTGGCTAGACGGCTACGAGGTCGAGGAAGAACCGAAGTGGGTGGTTAAAGTTGGTAATTTATATTTTTGTGGTTGGGAAGATACCACTGCTCAATTTGTGATGAACACGGTGCTTGGTGAAGATGAGTCGATTATCAAATATAAAAATGAGGGAACAGCTTCTTCGGTGGCTAAAAATCTCGGCGGCACAGTCGAGAAAGTGTAGGTGTGAGAGATGCTAAACATGAAAAACATTATGGGAATCATTCAAGATCACCAAGACGAGATTGATCAATTGGAATATGAACTTGAACAAGCAAGACAGTGGTGCATGTTGGAAAGCGTGAAGTCACTAAGTAATAGATTGGCTTACCTGAAAGACAATCAGTACAGGTATAAGCTTCAGGCGAAAGCTTGGGGTTTGATCGAGAAAGTGTAGGTGTGAGAATGAAGTTAACCAAGTACGTAGTAGGAACTGTATTCAATGATCGAATTATTGAAAAAAGATACTTAAGAACGAAAGAAAGAGCTCTTAAACTGGTTCCTGATAATCAACGAGCTAGCTACTATACGAAATATTTAGGCGAAGAAGAAATCGATTTATATTGCGAATCTTGCGATAAAGATTTGTCTGTTGGAGATACTTACATTAAGCAAGATGAGCATACAAGATATTGCGAAGATTGCTATGAAGAGGACACTATTACTTTTTATACGGTGGGCGGCGAATCGGTAGGAAATGATAACGAAATTGAAAGTTATGACAGCATGTGGCTTGAGCACTGATCAAGTGATTGTTATTTCCGGTAACCGAAGCAATAGAGGAGAAACGAGGTGCTATGTTGCAAGCAATCTTTACATTGCGTAGAAAAGGTTTTAACAAAAAAATCAAAGTTGGAGAAATTTTTAACTATAAAGATGAAAAATATGTTTTGACACACATTGTTGAAATTAAACATTTTTATAGTAGTTCCGCGCGGATGGAAGTGGAAGGCGTAGCCCAGCTAGTTGGTGGTAAATCCGATTTTAGCCAATATGAAAGAACAAGTGAATTTGTAAGAAAATACCCCAAAGGTGAGTTCACAGAAGAAAATCCACTCTACAGGGTTGGAGACATTTTTGTATTTGATGGAATTTGCGGTGAAATAACGAATCTTGAATCAATTGAGTTTGAGTTCGTTGACTTAGTAATTACCTATCATTCAAGATTGTTCCGGCCGTGGAGTGACGAGGAAATGAGTCAAGCGGTCAAAGAGGATCGACTATCAAAGTTTAAAGTAATAGGTTAACAAAGCTATTACCATACAAAAAGACTGCCGCGGTATGAAACGGCAGTCTATGGCTAGGTGGGGAAGCATGTTTACCTAGCTGCGCACAATTGGTGTCTTCTCAAAAGACACTAAAAGCGTAACAAGTAACCGTTTTAGTTTCAAGCGCGAACGGTAGTTAAGAAGAAATAAGTTATAAATAATTTGTAACAAAAAAAGACCGCTGGGGATTGGTCAGCGGTCGTGAGCTGATTAAAATATGCTTTTAACCCGATTGAAAAAAGGAGGGGCCAGCTCATCACTATTGTACAACAAATTAGAAATGGAAGTGAGTAATATGATACCGAAGTTTAAAGCTTGGGACAAAATAGATAAAGTGATTAGAGAAGTGACTGCAATTGATTGGTCGCTTGATCTGGTGGAATTCATGCATGGCGCAATCGAGAGAAGCTTCGGAAATGTGATTCTCATGCAGTCAACAGAAATAAATGGTTTAGAAATTTCTGATGGTGATATCGTACACGTATTAGATTCAGAGCAGATCAATCAAAGAGATGAAAACGGCGCTTATATTGATGCCTTCTTCGAAGAAATAGATGAAATTGATTCTGTTGTATTTGTTGATGGATGTTTCAAGTTGAAGAGAACCGGTTTTGATGTATGTATCTGTAGATCAGTTGAAGACTTCAAAGTTATAGGCAATATTTACGAGAATCCAGAGTTGTTGGAGGTGGAAAGCTAATGAAAACACAAAGTGAGATTCAAAAAGAGAACGTAGCAGAGCTACTTAATCTGATCAAGGAAAATCCTGATCTACCTATTGTTCCGATGGTTGACAGTGAGATTGTTGCTAGTGATGAACACACAAATTGGCTAGGTTCATTTGGAAAAGCAGAAATTGATTATGTTTGGGATAACGGAGAACGAATCTATTTCAAATCTAATGATGAAGAGGATTTGCTAGAAAAAGAATTTGATCTCATTTACGATGAGATATTTTCTAACAATGTTGAGCCAGACCCAGCCATAATTAATCAAATGGCAACAACAAGAGTAAATGAGTATGAATGGGAAAAATCTATTGTAGTTTATATAGGATTGCCGTAGGAGGTGCCGAAGTGAAAGATGAATTTATGGTTAGGTACACAAATAAACACGGTTTTGGCTGCACGCTAGTTGTATATGCTACCACTATGTTTGAAGCAAAAGAAAAGGCTGAAAAAGAGCTTGGCGATTACTTGAAGTCTATTAATGAGATTGTCAACTGCTCATTTGCACGAAAATTGATTCGCAGTCAAGACTTTTAGTAGATCCGGGATCGTCGCCAATTAAGGAGGTTTCAAATGATACCTAGAAGGATTCGATCACAAATAGCGTTACAAAAAGATAAGATTGCTTTGCTCGAAGAAGAACTGAAAACAAAACAAAATCCAACTGCTCGAGCGTCCATAGAAAAATACATTGATAATGAGAGAAATACTCTAAACAGACTTTATGTTGAAGCTAAAATAAACGGCATCAATTTAACTGATTCTGAAAGATAAAAAGGCCGCAGCTCCTTAAGAGGCGACCAATAGACTAGAAATTCGTTTGTAGGAAGCGAGTGAAACCTAGCCTGCTTGGATTATAGCATAAAAAAAGGACTGCTACCCGATATAGCAGTCCTGAGCTAGTTGAAATATGCTTGCGCCCATTGAAGGAAAAGCCCAGCTCACAACGATTATATCACAAAAAAACACCAAGCTTTCGCTCAGCGCTAAATGTTATCTAGTCAATAACATTATAGCACAAGGAGCGGATGGCATGATAGCGCTATTGAGAGAAGTCGATTTTTATCAAACTAAATGTAATGCAAGAAAAATATTGAAAAATTATCGTAAGTGGGTACGTATAGCGGGAAAGTCAATGATAGATATTAAGTCACCAGTCATGTCAGACATGCCAAAAGGCGATAGATGGGGGAACAAGGCGGAAGACGGAATGATCCAATTTATGGAAGCTGAAGCTGAAAGAGATGCTATTTTAGCAGCTTTGATGTCTTTGGGAATAACAAGTCGTCAAGTTCTCTATTACCGCTACTGTGCACCTGATGGTTATTCTAATTATAAAATCGGCCGTGAAATTGGCTACTCTGAGCGCAGCGTTGAAAGACTAATGTCAGAAGCTCTAATTGAATTTGCTGAAGCTTATAAAAAAGGCAGATTGATCGCATATCGTTGAACAATTATTTTGGCGGTTTTTTGCGGGATATTTGGCGGGTTAATCACGTTTTTCTGCTATATACTATTATTATCAAATTAGTATATTTACAGCTAGTCAGACGAACATCATAAACAGGACAACTGCTAAAAAGTGGAGTAAATGAACAACCATCTGAACTAGCTGTTTTTATTAGAGAGTTATCAAAAATCATAGACTACTCACAATATTCTATGGAAAAAGGAGGTGAACAGCTTCCTCTCTCGGTTTCTACAATCTTAGGCGGCACAATTAAAAAAATAAAGAAGGAAGTGAATAGCTCCTCTTCCTTTAAAGTTCACGTGCCGCCGAAATGGACCTTTAGCTCAGTTGGTAGAGCTGCCTACTCATGATAGGCTGGTCGTGGGTTCGAATCCTACAAGGTCCATAGGCTTTAGTACAGATAAGTTGATTCCGCTTCTAGATAAGTCGGACGTAATAAGGGAACGGAGAAACTAACTTTCTTATCTTGTGCTATATCAGCCCTGATGCGGAGATCAATTGACAGAGCGCTTGTCTGATAATCAAGAGGTTGTCGGTTTGAGTCCGGTCGCGTCAATAGCAACTGAGACACAGATTTCATACCTAGGAGAAGCGCTTACTGGTAGGTTGCACAAATGCATATTGAATGTCTCGTCATTAACAGTCCTTTTTTTATAGTATAATAGAGAAAAAAGAGGAGAATAAAATGATAGACCAAATCATTATTGAACTAATTGTGAGTCTTTCTATTTTTATAATAGGTATATTGGTAGGACAAGCAAGGTCAATTAGAAAGTTTTTTAAGAGAATCAGTGATAAAAGGTACGCAAAAAGAACTGGGAAATTAAAACTTGAAATTAGCGATTATGAAGTAATTGACAAAGTTATAGAAAAGTACAAGAAAACTGGATCTTTTACGATGGGAGAGGCCAGAGATGTGATCGAAGCTGCGGCCAATCTTGAAAAGCAAGGCAAAAAGATTGATGATCCAGAACAAGAACTCCTCCTAAAAGAAATAACTGATGGCATAATGAAGTTAAAAAAATATTTTAATAAATAAGATACTACTTGGTTGAGTAGTGTCTTATTTATTTTTTGTTTATAAAATCAAACAGAGGTGAGACTAGTGAAACCAGAGCTAAAAGGAAAAGCGAAAAAGTTTGCTGATAATTATCTTGCTAATGGTTTGAATGCTACTCAAGCCTATCTTGAAGCGGGATATAAGGTGAAAACAGAAGCTGCTGCTGCTAGTGCTGCAAGTCGTTTGTTAAGAACTGTTAAGGTATCTACATATATTGACTATCAGTTAGATATGATTGAAAAATCAAAAATTGCAGAAGCCACAGAAGTTCTGCAAACTTTGACCCGAATCATGCGGCGAGAAGAAACAGAGGATCAAGTAGTAATTACTAAAAATCCTACTGCTGTAACGTTGGAATCTGCCGAAGGAGAATTTTATGATAAATTCGCTTACGAAGAATCTGCCGAAGTGGTTCAGACAAGGACAAAAAATAGTGACGTTGTTCGAGCTGCTGATTTGATTGGAAAATATCATAAAATGTGGACTGATAAATTTGATATCGATGGCAACATGGATTTGAAGGTGGTGGTCGATTATGGCGATGGCGGCAACGAAGCGCCAGATGATAGTTAAGGTTCAGTTCAATGAAAATTTTCGGGACTACAACCAAACGAAGAAGAGATATCGACTAGCCAAAGGTTCAGCAGGCTCTGGAAAATCGGTTAATACAGCGCAGGATTACATCATTAAGCTCGGTGATCCAAACTACAAAGGTTCTAATTTGTTATGTGTAAGAAAAGTTGCAGAATCCAATAAGGATTCCACTTTTGCTGAACTAAAAGCAGCGATTTATAAAATATATGGCTCGAATTATCATCGATACTGGATTATACGCAGCAGCCCACTAGAACTTGAAAATAAAATTACTGGTAATAAAGTAATTTTTCGAGGGATGAAAGATGATAGTCAAAGAGAAAAAGTGAAGTCCATTACATTTGCTAATGGGAAACTTACTTGGATTTGGGTGGAAGAAGCAACTGAACTCTATGAAGCTGATGTTGACATTCTGGATGACCGCTTGCGTGGAGATCTATCCTTCAATCCTCATTTATACTATCAAATGACTTTTACTTTCAATCCAGTATCAGCCACGCATTGGATCAAAGCAAAGTACTTTGATGTTAGACATCCGGATATTTTTACTCATCAGTCCACGTATCTTCAAAATCGCTTCATAGATAAAGCATATCATCGACGAATGATGATGCGTAAAGAACGTGATCCCGATGGCTACAAAGTTTATGGACTAGGCGAGTGGGGAGAAACTGGTGGTCTTATCCTTACTAACTACGTTATAGAAAATTTTAATACGAATCCTGAACGATTCGATTATATGGTAAACGCTCAAGACTTTGGGTTTAATCACGCTGATGCTATTGGTGAGGTTGGATTTAAAGATGGTGAGCTTTTTTTGTGTCGTGAGATATACGAGTATGAGAAGGACACAAGCGAGTTGATCCAAATTGCGAATGAAAAGCGATTCAATAAGAAACTTGTTATGTGGTGTGATTCAGCTGAGCCAGATCGAATTAAAATGTGGAAAAAGGCTGGATATCATGCAGAGGCGGTTGTAAAAGAACCAGGGAGTGTTTCAGCACAAATAGATCATTTGAAGCAATCGCGAATACATATTCATCCAAGCTGCACCATGACAATTAAGGAAATACAACAATGGAAGTGGCGTAAGGACGAACGAACTAATACATTTACTGATGAACCAGTGAATTTCTTCGATGATGCTATGGCGATGTTGCGTTATTCCATTGAGTTTGAACGAAGAAAAGGACAAGAACCTAGAAAACGGAGAGCAAACAGAAAAACAGCATTTTAGGAGGTGGAATATGACATCGAGAATTATCAGTGGTGGTAAAAGCGGAGATGTACCGATAAAGAAACAGAACATCAAGATTCAGAAAAAGAGAAGGCTGACATATAAAATGTCTGGTGGCAGAGAACAATTTAGAGACTTAACTTTGTTGAATCCGCCGTACGATTTGTCTGTGCTACGTTCGATCACTGATCTATCAGATATTTTAAATCAGTCTATTGAAGCCTACAAAACAAACGTAGTTGGCTTTGGAATGGGTATTCGCTACAAAGTCGAAGATTTGGAAGAAACGGAAAAAATGAAAGCCGAATGGAATCACCTTGAATCATTGGTGAAAGAACTCTGCTACGAACGACCAGCTAAAGAAGTAATTGAGGAAGTCATTCGTCACGTGGAAGAATGTGGTAATGGATTTCTAGAGGTAATTCGAAACGGCAAAGGTGAGGTCGTTGGTATTGATTCGATTAAGCCAGAGTACATGTTCGTTACAAAACTAAATAGAGTGGTAAACGAAAACGGACAGGATATCAAAGTCCGTTATTTTTGTTTCCGAGATCCGCTAATGGATTCAGGAGTTGAGAGCGGCACCTGGTACAAAACGTTCGGTGATCCTACACCGCTAAATGTGAATGGTTCGGTCGGAAAAGAAGGCAGTGGAACCGCAACTGAAGTCATTCATCTTAAGAACGGTGACTTCCAAGACCCATATGGTGTTCCTCGCTGGATTGGTGCATTGATAAAGGTTATTGGCAATCGCAAAGCGGATGAATTGAACTACAGATATTTTACCCAAGGCCGACACATTCCATTAGCAATCACATTGGAGAATGCCCAATTAACCGCTGAATCGGAAGCAACCCTTCAATCCTATGCGAATGCGATTGGCGGAGAGGAAAATCAACACAAGTTTCTATTATTAGAAGCTGAGAAAGTAACACCAGCTGATGCGATGCTTGGCGAAGATGATAAATATAAGCCGGCAATACGAATCGAAAAGTTAGCTGATATTTTACAGAAGGATGCGTTGTTTCTCGAATATGATAAGAATGTGATTGATTCTATATTAGGCTCGTTTAGATTACCACCAATCTATGTTGCCAGATCAAGTGACTATACTCGTGCTACAGCTGAGACGGCTAAGGAACTAACAGAGGAACAAGTTTTTCAGCCGCTGCGTGAATCTTATGAGGCTAGAATGAACTCACTGTTCCGAGAATATGAATTCCAGTATGTAGAAATCTTCTTCAAGACTTCGAACATTGTCAAAATGGATGACATCAAAGCGATTCTTGAACCCGCTATTGAGGCAAAAGCAGTCGCTCCGAATGATTTACGAGATGTTGTTGGTAAAGTCTTAAACAAGCCTTTAGAGCCATTTGATGGCGATGAATACAACAAACCTATTCTTACTAATAGTCAAGGGAATGCGATTGGTTCACTTACTGGTGAAATTGATCTCGAAAAAGCTTATGGTAGGTCTGAAACAAGTGAGTTAGCAGCAACTTTACGCAGGCTGATCAAAGAAGTGAGGTCCTAAGATGGATGATTCTCAAATGATAGAATTGGCTTTTCTAATCAAAGAAGAAGAGGACAAGGAACTAAAGAAGCTACTGGAAAATGCAGAATATCAGTTTGTCGATTTGCTAATGGAGTACATTTTGTTGGTAGAAATAAAGATTGAAGATGCCTTTCAGACAGATTACGAGGAACTGCAAAACATAGTTGATAAGTTGATCCAGAAATTCAAGAAGAAGCCGCCAACCGAAAAACAATTAAAGCGAGCAATGAAAAATCGCTCTTTTGATTCAACGATGAAAAATGAAATCGTTCCTGAATTAGAAGCGGCGTTTTTTGCGTTACTGGAAGTATTCAAAAAGCAATACGGTAGTGATTTACCTTTTGATGCAAACTCAGAAGCCTATAAAGAACTGAAAAATTGGTTAAAGGATTTGCCCAATGAACTGCGTGAAACAACGGAAAGCGCGGTTAGTCGTGAACTCGATAAATATTACGAAAAAGACGACGAGGAGAAAAAGGAAGGTATTTCTTTAGCGGAACTGGCAGTTTTCGGATATGTCCGCGCTCGATTGATCGCCATCCTTGAAATAACTCGGATGTATAGCGGTTCTCAATACGAAGCGATGATGCTAAACCGTCATGTGATTGGAAGTACGTGGCGGCATGCTGATGGTGTTAAGGAGCCACGATCGGCACATGTATCCGCTGATGGAATGACGGCGGCCAAAGGGGAGTTTTTCTATATCAATGGCACATTCATTCGATATCCGCGTGATCCATTAGCGCCAATTAAGGAAACCATCTATTGTCACTGTTGGCTTGATCCGATTTTCGATCGTTCAAAAAATGAAATTGAATATGAGATTGAAAAACCGCCAGTAGATTAAAGGAGTGAAAGATATGGAAAACCAAGAAAACTGTAGTAACTTTCGACAGATGACGTTAACTAGCTTGTTATTACTGTTCCATAAGACTCATTTGAATTTACTTGATTATGAGAGAAAGCCTCCTGATGAATCGAATAAAGAAGACGATCGGCAGTCTTTGCCAGAAAGGACAGGTGATCCGGCTTGAAGCCATATCTAATGAATCGAGAACAGCGAAAGGTGGTGATAAAATGCGAAAACTAGAAAATGTAAAAGTAACACACGTGTCTTACGTTGACAAAGCGGCGAATAAGAAATCATTTTTCCTGACAAAAGCGGAAGGCAAACCGACATTTGAAACGGCTGTCAAGCTCGTGACGAAAGCTGACGACCCGCAAAAGCTTGTATATGGTGTTGTTTATGAACCTGAAACAGAAGATGCTCACGGCGATTATATGGATGCTGAGACGATCGAAAAAGCGGCACATAGCTTTATGGAAGACTACCAACAAATTGATAAGCAGCATGATTTTACCACTAGTGCTGGTAAAGTTGTTGAAAGCTATGTAGCGCCTGTCGAAATGACAATTAACGACACAACAATCACTAAGGGAACATGGGTACTCGTAACAAAAGCGACAGACGAAATGTGGGAAGATATTCAAAAAGGAGAATTCACAGGATATTCACTCGCTGGAACTGCAGAGGTTGAAGAAATCAAAAAACAGACGAAAAACAATTTCAATCGAAGGAAGACTTTCCGAGATGTGAACGCGGCTATCGAAGCTTTCCAATCTGCTGCATGGTCCATATTAGACAACTATTCGTCCGATGATGCAGATAAAGTTGCAGAAATTCAAAAAGAGGTAAGTGAATTATCCGAATTAATCGGAACCATACAAACAACTAAAGCAGTAACAAAGCAGGGCGTGGTTAATGGGATCAAGTCCTTTTTTAGTACGAAAAAATCAAAGGAGGAACACGAGATGACAGAAGAAGAATTAAAAAAAGCATTAGGTGAAGCTCTAAATCCAATCACAGAGCGCCTTCAGAAATTAGAAGACGCTAAAAATGGTGAAGGCGAGCTTACTGATGAAGAGAAGAAGAAAAAGGAAGAAGAGGCTGCTGCTAAGAAAAAGGTGAAAAAAGAAGCATTTACTGCTGAAGACATCACTAAAGCAGTTCAAGAAGCGGTAGCTCCTTTGAATGAAAAGGTTGAGACGCTTGAAAAAGCTCGTTTCAGTAACAATCAAGAACAAAATTACACAGAACAGATTGAGAAAGAAGAAGATGTTTTCGGAAGTCTATTCTCAGTAAAAGGAGGAAATGAATAATGGCAAGTAACCAATCAATTATTGAAAAAGCAACGATGACATTAAGTGATTTAGCAGCTGGCGGATTAATGAATCCTATGCAATTCAAAAAGTTTTATCAAATGCTGATTGATCAGCCAACGATCATTAATGAAGCACGAACTGTCCCAATGACGTCAGATGCGATGAAAATTGAAAAAATCGGATTCGGTCAACGTATCTTACATCCTGGAGTTGAAGCAACAGCTTTAGATGCTAGCAAGCGATCAAAACCAACGACAGGTAAAATCGAATTGAATGCAAAAGAAGTGATTGCTGAAGTAAATATTTCTTACGATACGTTGGAAAACAACATCGAAGGGGGAAATTTGCACAATACGATTATCAGTATGATTGCAGAACGTGCTTCTTTGGATGTTGAAGAGCTAATTGTCAATGGAGATAAAACTTCTTCTGATCCATACTTAGCATTGTTGGATGGATTACGAAAACAAGCAACTTCACATATTGTCGATCACGACGGCGGAGACTTTAAACGTCCGCTATTGAAAAAGCTTTATGGTTCTGTACCTGCTAAGTATTTACGAAACCCAGCTGATTTCCGATACTATATGAGTCATGTTAATGAATTAAACTGGCGTGATGAAATTGCCAATCGTAATACCGGACTTGGTGATACGACTTTAACGGGAACAAATCGTCCTGCTGCATATGGAGTACCTACTAAAGGGATTGCGATGCTGCAGCCTTACGACGCTACAGTAAGCGGAGGAGCTGAAAAAGTATCGGACTTATTACTAACTCACCCAAAAAATATTGTATTAGGTGTCTCTCGTAATGTTCGATTGGAATTCGATAAAGACATCCGTTCTCGGACGTTCATTATAGTATTAACGATGAAACTAGATACTAAATTTGAAGAAGAAGACGCAGTGGCAAAAGCTATCAATGTAAAACACGAAATTATCTAGGAGGTCGTTTTTTATGCAGTATACAGTGAAAAGTGCCGTTGAAGGAAAAGATTATTTCTTTCGTGAAAAACAAATCACATCTTCATCACTAACTGAAATCACAGAAACTGAAAAGAAGTATTTGGAAACTGTGGATGCATTCAAATTCATTTTTGAGCCAGTCGAACAAGAAGAGGCTTGTAATGATGATAAAACAGAACAATCAGCAGAAGAAGCTTCCAGCGCAGAGTTTCCAAAAATGATTAGTCGTGGAAACTATCAGTTGTCTAATGGTGAAAGTTTTATCGGAAACAAAAATGATGCTATCGAAGCTGAAAAAGCATTAGAAAAGTAGGTGGGCGGTATGGCTCAAGCTTATGTTGACGAAAAGTATTATGAAGAAGTATTCGAGGGAACACCTGTCGAAAATGGCAAGTTCTCTCGATTTTCTAAACGTGCAACTGAAATAGTTGACGCGTTGACAGAGTATCAGATTCTCAAAATAGGGTTAGATAAGTTTTCTGAGGATGTTCAAGAACTGATCAAGAAAGCATGTTGCGCCCAGATCGAGTACTATCAAGTTGAAGGTATTGATGTAGATATAACAGGAACGCCCAAAAGTTCATTAAGCTATTCCATCGGTGACTATAGCCGATCTGCAAGTGGTGGATCTACTAGCCGACAAGCTGGGAGAGTAGCGCCTTCTTGCTTAATGTTTTTGGAGGGAACAGGACTCCTACGAAAAAGGAGCGTGAGAATCGGTGTTGTTTGATGATTTATTGATTCATACATGCGACCTGACATTGCCTGGAGAAAAGTATGTTGGTGAGGATAAATGGGGACGACCTATCTATGAAAAAAATGAACCTGAAACTGTCAAATGTCGATTCATGACGAAAAAAGTTTATGTAAGGAATTCGTCTGGTACCGATCGAGTAATAGAAATGAGTTTGCATCTAACACCAGATACAGCAGTCGATCCACAAATGACTGTTGAAAACATCAAGGATGATAAAGGGAATTTGCTCACCACGGCAAATCTTGAAGTGGACTCTATCACGCCTCATTATGACGATCGCACGCTTCATCATTACAAAGTTTTCTTAAAGGGCGCTGAGTAGCATGAAGAAGAAAATGCAGTACAAGTCGAAATTTGCAGCAGTATCGATTTCACTTGATTCCGAGACACTCGGCGGTTCAAGATCGATGAAAGATGCTAGAAAAGCTTTGGTTTCTGAAATGGCTAAGGAATGGGCGAAGAGTGCGAAAGAAGTTACTTCTGCTGATAATCACATAGATACTGCAGCGTACATTAACTCGCTCGGATTCATTACTCATTATTTGGGTCCAAGCGGTTCCGCTGTTGGCCCGATCATTAATGAATGGGAAGAGACGGGAACTAAAACTACTCTCAAGACTGGATCAGGCGTACCATACGCAATTTATCTAGAAGGTCGTTACAACATTTACGCCAGAGGACTTGAAAACGGCATGGATCGGATGATCAGTTCTGGTTTGGACGTGATGAAGAAAGTTTTACGAACATAGAAAGGGGTAGCTCGATGGATTTTGTCGATGCTTCAAGCAGTATTCGGGATTTCCTGAAGGCTGCTTTTTTTGAAGATTTCAATTCGTTTAGAACTTGGAAAATTGAAGCCACAGCACCACTTCCCTGTCTTTTAGTTAAGACAATAGGGAAAAATACCATACAACTTTTAGTACGCTCAGAAAGCGATATAGAGGCATTGGAGAAATGCACAGAAATTGGTAATTATTTAAAACGGAACTTTTCTGATATAGCGGGTGTCAATGTCTTTGATATTGATTTTCAAATGTCACCAGTTCCGAATGTCGATGATGTGTCCAAAAAAGACGAGGCGTGGTGCTACATGTATATTAACTATTTCGAAAATTAAGGAGGAACTATTTTGGCAGAGAAAGCTCAAGATAAGAAAAAAGAAACAAAGCAAGAAGCAGTTGCAAATAAAGAATCGAAAGTCAGAGTAATGGCTAAATCGAATTCTGGTGCTGGAACGACGTTAAGCGTCAATATCGAAGGTGTTCCGAAAGTTATCATTCATGGGGAAATCCTTGAATTGACTGAGAAGCAACTTCAAAAATTGAAAATTTCTAGCTCGTCATGGAGTTATGAAGAAACAGAAAAGAAGGAGGGAACTAAATAATGGCAAAAGACCAATTTTTCCATTTTAATAAAAAGAACATCCAAGGGGGCGCTGGACGTCTAATCATTGGTGAAGATACGACTTTTCGTCCAACAAAAATTTCAGATGTAATGGATATGAAAACTTTTGAGCTAAAGGAAGGTTTCCGTGATCTTGGTGGAACAACGGAAGGTATCAGCCGTTCTCGTGGCAACGAAACAGAAGAAGTAACGATTGACCAATCAGTTACTCCTATTGATACAACAATTAGCGGATGGACCAACACTATTGGTACCACATTAATGGAAAATTCAATTGACAATCGTTCGTTAGCTATGGCTGGTGGCGATATTACCGAGACAGCAGCCGACCTCGGTGATCCTGCGACCCTAGCTGCGGCCATCAATAAAGGTAACCGAAAAATCAAAGTAGCCTCTGGTAAAGGCGTTGATTTCGAAACCGTCCGTTTTGCTAAAATTGGTGATGAAACTATTGAAATTTCTTCTGTTCAAGCTGCAGACGATCTTATCACACTGAAAAAAGGTGTCTCAAAAGCATATTCCACAACAGATACTTTGACACCAGTAAAAGAACTTGGAACTAAGACGATTTCTTATGGTGCGCCAACGTCAATTGCTTCATATAGCTTAACTCTCATTGTAAAACGTGAAGACGGGACATTCTTAATGGTCCACTATTATGAAGTGAAGATCAGCGATAATGTCGAAACAAATCACGGAAAAGAGAAGGCAACACTTCCAGTTTCGTTTACTTCATTCGCTCAAGATGATCTTCCCGAAGACGAAAATGTCTTCATTGAAATCGAACAAGTATTGTAATCACATGGCCTTGCTTATCAGCAGGGTCTTTTATTTTGTCTAAAAAAAAGGAGAAGAACATGACTGAAAGTACAACAGTAGAACAAATCAATAGCGTAGTAACTGAAATGAAAATGGTGGAGTTAAGTGATGGTAGCAAGATTCCTGTACCACGCTTAACGAATAAGAAAGTATTGCAACTGGTGAAGTTTGTTGCTGGTGATGGAATGATTATCTATAGCAAGTTTACGGATTGGCGCAAAGATCACACTGAGGTAACGCCAATTTTGGATGAAGAAGGAAAGCAAAAAGTTGACGAGGAAAACAATCCGTTATTTAATACTAAGTTTCCAACGATTGAAGAGGGTGTTGAATTCTTCCTTTCGGAAGTTCCAGACGAAAAAATTGCTAATCTTCTGGCCATTCTTTTGGATAAGACAGCTGACGAAACAGAAGAAATGGATTTCTTTGATACTTCACTGATTATTGCTGAATTTCTAGCAAATACACCAATTGAAAAATTAACCGCATTGGTAAAAAAGATCCGTCCGAAATTCCGCACGATGAGCAAAGAAGAAGTGAAGGAAGCGTCTCAGAAGGAACAGACCGTGGAACCACAAAAAGCATCAGTAGTGCAATTGAGTCCTTCGCCATAAGCCTAATTGAGCAAATACAATATGTTTCGCATTTTTATAATATTCCTGAGTCAGAGATTTTAGATCAGTCGTTTAGTTGGCTGAGACGAAAATATGAGTGGGGAAACAAGAAGGAATATGAATCAAGGCGTGCTCGTCAATATGAGATTCAAGTAGCGATTGTTGATTCTGTTGGTATGTTCTTGAGTAATTTGACCGGCCAACAGGGTTATGAATCTAATTTGATGAAGCCCTATGAAGAAGCTATCAAGAGCGCAAAAGAAAATATCACTCAAAATGCAAACGATGAGGGAATAGACACCACTCAATGGTGGAAAGGAAGTAAAGTCGATGAAAACTAGTGTAATCACTTTTTATAAAGAGAATGGAGAAAATCACATCTTAAGAGTGATGGAATCAAATAATGGTTATTCCATGTTAACAAATAAAGAGTTTTTAGATGAGATTCTCTCCGAACATCCGAAAGCAAAAGGTAATCTATATGCTCTGGTTGGAAATACAGAGATTAAATTAGACCACTTTGACGCATTTGGTTCTCAATAAGATTAGTAATGACGGTAGATGCAATTGTTGAAATCATATTGACCGATACACTTGAAAACTTAGATGCAACCTTTTTCGTCTCGGCCCAAACTTGGTTATCACGAATAGTATCTAAAAATTTGTGTCCTTCCCAAGTTATAGAGTGAATCATCAATTGGTAATACATCGTATCTCCTCCAGCTTGATGACTTTCGTTAATATATCCAGCTTCGGATAGCTTAGAAATAGTATAAAGGAATTCATCCTCACCATATTTTTTATAAGATTTTAGTTCATCTAAATCGTATTTTGAAATATGGAGGTCAAACCCAAGTTCATCTTCGAGTTCTAGGAGAATATCACGAATGCAGTTTTGATTTAGTTTCATAGTTTTCACCTCACTTTGAGAATAATTATACCAATAAAAAATACATATAGAAGGGAGTTGAGCAAATGGCAGAAGGTACAAAAGTTGGCGGTGCTTATATAGAAATCACAGCAGACTCTGCACCAGCTGAGAAGGCGGTAGCCACTTTTTTCAACTGGTTCACAAGAACTGGCGAGGCCGCTACTGATTTGGCAAGTAAAATCAGTAACACGGTTGAGACTGCAAAAGATTTAGGCGAAAAAGGAAGCCAATCAGCGAAGACAGTTTCAACTGGTTTTCAATCAATGACGCAGAAAATGAAAAGCGCAAATGCTAGTTTATCTGCTGATTCGAAAAAGAATTTCGATCAGATGAAAAGCGATGCAAAATTATCCTATTCAGAAATGACTAAAGATAGCAAAGCGATGAATAAAGCATTAGTTATTTCAATGAAAAGCAGCGTATCCAATTTGAAGTCAAGTTTTACCGATCTGAAGAATGGCTTTAAGACAATTGGAAATTCATTGCTGGATTTGATTAAAAAGCCTGTCGATAAAGTCATAGAATTACCAGGAACCATTCAACGTGCCATGAAATCCGTAACTGGTTTTGTTAGTTCAGGTTTCGCTCAAGCAAAAAATCAAGCAATTTCTCAGATACAGTCAATTCCAACAAAGGCAACTCAAGTCTTAAATCGAACTAAGGATGTCTTTGTTACTGGTTTTAACTCAATAGTTAATACGACTGCAAGTGCTGTATCTAAAATCGGCAACGGATTGTCTCAGCTTCCTTCAAAAGCGTCACAGGTAGCCTCAAACATAAGAACAGGGTTTGTGAATGGAATAAAGAGCATTCCGAGTGTCGCTTCTAACATTTGGCAATCAGTAAAAAGTGGTATCAAGTCAATATCAACGAGTGCGTCAGATGCATCAAGATCAGTAAAGAATAATCTTACTAGTGGATTTAAATCTGTTTTTGATAAAGCAAAATCAATATTTCCTAATATCAGGAATCAAATTAAATCGGGTGTTGATGATCCTTCTAAATCTGCTAGGAAATCAGTAGAAGATGTTGCGAGCTCAATTGCTTCGATTGCGATTGTCGCTAAAGCTTTTGATATTCTAAGGGATTCAATCGGCAGGGCTATTGATCGTATTGACACGATTGATACGGCAACTAAATCCTTAACAGTTTTAACAGGCAGTGCACAAATGGCGAAAACAGTCATGGATGATTTGGCAGCTGCTATTGAGGGAACACCTATTGCATTGAATGATGTAGCGATGGGTGCTAAAAAAATGGTTGCAGCTGGTATGGAAGGCACAAAAGTTAAAGGTGTGTTCCAAGCAATCGCCGATGCTGCTTATGGTGTGGGTAATGGTGCTGAATCCATTGATCAGATTACAAGCGCAATTGCAGGAATGCAATCTGCAGGTGTTGTTTATGCTGATGATATCAATAGATTGGTAGACGCTGGGATTCCGGCTTGGCAAATCCTTGCTAATGCAAGTCAGAAATCTGTCACAGATATGAAAGAAGCAGTTTCTGATGGAACCCTTTCAGCAGGTGATGCAATCGAACAGCTTAGAAAAGGTATCGAGGAAGGAACGAACGGAGTTGCAGGTTCAACAGCTAGAATGGCAGGTTTGGCCAAAACTGCTGGTGATACACTGTCTGGTTCAATGGCCAATTTCAGAACGGCTATTACTACAACTATCGTCAAAGGCTTAGAACCTTTCAAAAAAGTTGCGGTTGATGCATTAGGTTCTGCGACTGCTTCAATGAAATCTTTCAGAGATAACACGATAGGCTCCGAAAAAGTACAAGAAGTATTAGCTTCAATCGCTAAAGCATTGGAAAATATTGGTGAATCTGCAAATCCACTAATTTCTATTGTAAAAGGGCTATTTGCTGCTATGAGTTCATATGGCGGATTAGTATTACTGTTTGCAACACTGATAAAATTCGGTAAATGGCTCTTAAAATTTGTTGAAATTGCAACAGCAAATCCATTTATCATTATTACAGCTGCAGTAATAGGTTTAGCAGTCGCAATAACTGATCTCTACAAACGCTCAGAGAAATTCAGACAGTTAGTAGCTCCATTGATTAATTTTGTTAAGAAGCTTGGAGAAACATTTGTTATTGCAGGAAATGCGATTCATGGAGCATTACAGTTAATATTTGTTGGTGGCGATCGCAAAAAGACTGAAGCGCTTCGAGAAAATCTCAATCAGCTCTTGCCACAGCAGACTGTTAATGTCATTATCGATCGATTAACAGCGTTGCATAAAGCATTTGGAGAGTTTAAAGAAAAGGCTAGTGAGAAGTTCGGACTAGCTGCTCAAGCAATCAAAGGAAGCTTTGATTTAATCTTCGTTGGTGGAGATAGAGGAAAAACTGAGGAACTAAAACAAACACTCAATAATTTGTTTCCTCAAGAAACCGCTAATAAAATTCTTGAACGTTTAACGATTCTTCATAAAGCTTTTGATCAATTCAAAAAAGATGCAAGCGAAAGAGTTCAAGTAGCGTCAAATATCATCAGATCAAGTCTAGATCAGATTCTTCACGGCGGTGATCGCAAGCAGTATGAAGATTTGAAGTTGGCTTTAGCTGACTTTTTACCGCAAGACACTGTTAATGCGATCATGAATCGAATAACTATACTTCATGAAAGTTTTAACAGACTGAAAAATGGAATTCAAATCGTCAAAGATGTTCTAACTGGCGATATGGACTTTCATTCGTTTTCCGAAGCTATCAATACAAACATGTTCAGCGATGCAACGATTCAACGTTTTGAAAAATTCTATGAGATCGTACAGCAAATTAGGCGCGCATTCTTAGGATTAAAGTTCATTATTTCAGGAAATATTACCAGCCTTGAAGGCCTGACGAATCTTTTTGGTGAATCATTTAGTGAAAATCAACTAAATATGATCTATCGCTTAGGTCAAGGCATCCGAAATTTTGTTCAAGGTGTAAAACAGCAGTTTGCAGAGTTCAAAATTGCAATAGACAAAGCATTCGATGGGAATTTCGTACCACTATTGAACATATTTAAATCGTTGTTACCAAAAATTATAGCTATTTTAGTTGGTGGAATACCAGGTCTGATCATTACTGGAAGCAATCTCATTTCGAAACTCGCAGAAGGTATGGGAACTACGGTGCCAGAACTATTGGAAAAAGTTTCAGAAATCGTCCTGGGATTGGTGACTTCATTTACTGAGATATTACCTAAGATGATTGAAATTGGGGTCAATCTACTAACGAATATCCTACAAGGGATACTGCAAACACTTATTCCATTAGCACAAGCTGCAGTAACTGTCGCATTCACCATTTCTAAGACAATCATTGAGACGTTACTCTCCGTGTTGCCTCAATTGATTGAATCAGGAGTTACTATCCTGACTGCGATTATTACCGGAATCATTCAGATGCTTCCAAACTTAATCAGTGCAGTTATTTCACTTGTTGAGATGATTCTTTCACTGATAATTACCTATCTACCAAAAATCATTGAAGCTGGAATGACAATCCTAGTTGCTTTGATCAATGGGATTATGATGATGCTGCCGAAATTGATTGAGTTAGCGTTCAATCTGATTATTTCTCTTGTCACGACATTGATTCAGAGCTTGCCGAAGATTATCGAGGCAGGCGTGAAAATTCTCGGATCATTAATCCAAGGGATACTGAACGTATTGCCTAAATTAATCGAACTGGCGATCAAACTAATCATTACGATTGTAGCGATTCTTATTCAGAATTTGCCTAAAATCATTGCTGCTGGCGTTCAAATCCTAATCGCTCTGGGTAAAGGTATTTTGAACACTATTGGTGTTTTGATTAAGATGTTGCCTCAAGTTGTTGCTGCTATCTTCAAAGCATTCGGCGATGTGAAGTGGGGCAAAATTGGTAAAGATATCATTGGGGGTATTGGCAAAGGGATTACTGATGCAGCTGGTTCGATCAAAAAAGCCGTAACTGATGTTGCAGGGAATGTTAGCAAATGGTTCAAGGATAAACTAAAAATCAAGTCACCGTCACGAGTAATGGCGGCAGATGCGTCATGGGTACCTGCCGGAATAGCAGTCGGTATTGACAAAGGGAAACCCATAATTCAAAAAGCTATTGAATCTATGACTGATTTAATGACAAAAGCTGTACAAGATGCAGAACCTGTTGGACTTTCTGGCAATATGATTGTGACAGAGAGCTACGGGATGCCTGATGCGAGTCAGATGCAAGCCTCAGCTCAGCAAGCTTCACAAGCAGGAAATCAGGGTATGTCTGATTCAACGCCGCAGTTGCTACAAACAGCTTTATCAGCTGCTAATGGTATTTTGGGTCAGTTTAGTTCAATCAGCCCTTCGATGGTAACTCAGGGCTCTGAATGGTTGAGTAACTTCATGACTGGATGGAATTCAGTATTACCTTCAATGATGAACGTAGTTAGTTCATTTATCAGCAATTACACAAAAGTAATTACTGCACAGAACTCGCCAAACTACTTAATGGGTCGAGCTTGGATGCAAAATAAGCTGAACGGCTGGAATAGTTTAGTCCAGACATTTATTAATACTGTCAGAAATTTCTGTAATCAAGTAATAAATTTATTAAGAAGTTTCTACGGAGCTATTTATCAGACAGGTAGGACTTGGCTTCAAAATCTGTTGAATGGTTGGAACTCACTTTACCAAACTTTCATCAATCGAGTGAATCAGCTGGGAAATGATGCAATCAATAATCTTCGTTCGAAGTCGGGCGGCTTTAATAACGCTGGACGTTTTTTGATGCAATCGTTGATCGATGGTATCAATTCTATGGGCGGTTCTCTATCTGCAACAATGAACAGTGTTGCTAATAAGATGGTCGGTGGTATTGGTAAAGGTGTTAATGGCGTAATTGGTGGAGTTAACTATGTCCTAAAAGAAGTAGAATCCGACAAGAAATTAGGAGCTTGGACAGTACCGCAGTATGCCAGAGGAACTGAAGGCCATCCGGCTGATGGTCCGGCGATTGTCAACGATCAGAAGGGCTCCAAGTATCAGGAAATCATCCAAGATCCAGACGGATCTACTTTCATGGCGAAGGGAAGAAATGCTCTTGTTTGGCTTAAAAAGGGTGCGAAGGTACTCAACGCAACAATGACTGAACGTGTGCTAAAAGCTCAGAATAACCTTGGAAGTATGATTCCGAAATATGCTGATGGTGTCGGTGAATTTGATATTGTCGATTTTCTCGACGATGAAAATGCAGTATTGAAGTTCCTGAATGGCAAAGTGGATTATAAAGGAATCAATGAACCCTGGTTAGACATGACAAAATCAGGTGTAAAACTGATGACAGGTGCTGCTAACAAAATGATTCAGGGGGAGTTGGAAAAATTCTTCACTCACGGAACATTTGATGGCGCAATGGGAGCAAATAATGTTTACAAGTATCTAGTGGATATCGCTCAGAAAATGATGAGTAAGTTCCCTGGTTTAACAATCACATCTGGTTATCGGGCTGGTGATCCATACTACCATGGAAAACATCAAGCAATTGACTTGGCATATCCTGGTGTAGTCGGTTCTGCAAAATATACGGAGGCTGCAAATTGGGCGTTTGAAAAATTCGCGAAACAGATCGCCTATGTAATCACGAACGGGAAAGTTAGAGACCGAATGGGTCTCAGTGGAACCGGATCAAGTGGACAGTGGGTTACTTGGCCTGACGGAGATCACTTTGACCATATTCATCTAAATGGATCAATGGGCGGTGGAGACATCTTTACTGGTGGTAGCGGGAGTTCAAGTTCAAGCGCAGTAGGATATAATCCTTCCGCTGGAGTAGAGCAATGGAGATCGCTAGCGATAAAAGCATTGAAGATGGAAGGGCAGTACTCTGTAGCTAATTTGAACGCAATGTTAAGACAGATTCAAACTGAATCAGGTGGCAATCCAAACGCCGTTAACAATTGGGATATCAATGCACAACGTGGCGATCCTTCTAGGGGGTTGCTTCAAACAATCAGTGCAACTTTTAAAGCATACGCTAGACCTGGATATGATAAAAACATGGTTGATCCTTTATCAAATATGTTGGCTTCAATTCGTTATGCAGTTTCAAGATACGGATCACTACTGGCGGCTTATCGTGGAGTTGGTTATGAGAATGGCGGATGGATAACTCAAGACGGTCTTTACCGAGCCGGAGAAAAAGGAAAACCAGAGGTCGTCCTACCTGTAACTAAGCCAGCTCGTGCCATGGAACTGATAGGTCAAGCTATTTCGTACATGGTCAACAATGGATCAAATATCCTTGACTCAGCGAGTATCGGTTTGAATAATCTCGCAACAAATATGACTGTTAATCTAGCTGAAATTATAGGGATGGAGACACAAGACGCTAGAAACTTAATGCAATCAAAATCTGGTGGGATGATCAACTTAACTGAGATTATCAATTTACTTAAGGTAAATAATGAATTGCTTCATGAAATTGCAGTGAAAGATTCATCAACCTATCTTGATAAGAAAAAAATTTCGCAAGAATTAGCTGAACCTATCGCAAAAGAAATAGTAAGAAAGGGGTTATAGTATGCGTCGAGAGTTTGAGCTAACTAACGGAGATGGCGATGCTATTTCCTTAAATGACAAAAAAGGTCTTCTGGGAGTAGATCCAGAAGGCCTTGGAATCTCAATAAGTAATAATTTCAATGCTAGTAATGGTAACCAGAGATTGGTTGAGTGTGAAGCGGATTTCGAAGAGTTCAAAATAGATATCATTTATGGTCTTCGTGATCACCAACAAACATACCAAATTTATCTTGAGTTTGTTAAGTTCCTTTCTCATCCGCCTATTGTATTAAAGTATGCAAGTGACGCAGGGGAGAAATACAGAAATGTTGCGCTGAAACGATTAACTAAGTCGGAACGTTCATTTGGAAGGTTGCTTAAAGAGTCTTTATTACTCGAATATTTAACCCCTTGGTATGAAGTAAAAAAAGCAGAAATTCAACAAAGTAATCAAAAAATATATACGAGAGGGAAAATATACGGATTCACTTTTCCTTACGTGTATACTCAAAATGCAAATGAAAAGACCGGAACTTTTAATGTTTCGAATGATTCAGTTTATCTTTTCAACAATAAAGATCGTAGTTCGCCTGTAAAAGTAACGGTTTCAGGTGAATGTAAAAATCCGTATTGGGAAGTATTTAAGGATGGAGAACTCGTCGCTAGCGATGGGTTCTTTTTGAATTTAGAAGAAGGACAAACACTAGTAGTATCGAGTCTTTTTCAGGATCGAACAGCGCTACTTTATGATTCTCAAGGAAATGTTTCTTCAGTTTATCAGCAACAAGATCACACAAAAACAAATTTTGTGCATATGCCTATTGGAAACTCATCCATCGTTTTTCATACTGCAAATGCTGAGGTTTCTGTAGAAGTTTATGAGGAGTGTGATGTTTTTTGATTCTGTCCATTCATCTATATAGGTTTGACTTATCGAAGTACGAAGAAGAATACATTAGTGAGGACTTTGATTTTGGAATCGATGAGATTTCTTCAAATTGGGTTAGCGAATTTGATTTGAATAAGTATGTGCAAATTGAGAAAGGAGATTTTCTTTTAGCAAAAGATATTGAGAGCGGAAGAGTACTATATTTCGGTGTAATTGATTCACAAGAAGATATCAAAATAAGATGTAGAGATTTAGCGCAAGCACTTGGAGATAGTAGTATCCCAACTTGTAAAACTACTGGTCCGAGTTTTGAGGAGCATTTCAAGCGGTTGATAGAAAAATATCTCTTAAGTGATCCGACAAAGAATCTTTCAGAGATTCTATCTGTGAATACAGTAACCAATACGAATCATAGTTATCAGGCAACCGAAGTTACTTCGAGAAAACTGAATAGCTACCTACGAAATGCATTTAAAAAATACAACATAAAATGGTGCTTTGAAGAGATTCGCGACGATAAGATCATTTCAAGTATTAAGCGAATCGATACGACGAAGCAAATCAAGGATAATTCAAGTGAGTTTTACGACTGGAATGTTTTCATCAAAAAGCCAGGAAATGGTAACGAAAACATGTTGTTGATAGTGGATAAGAAAATGACTGATATAGAGAATCCTAGAATCCTTTCTACATATTATCTAGATGATCAGAATGAACTAACCACAGATAAAACTAACGAAAGTATTCTCAAACCGACAGTCAGTATTGTATCGATTTACGACACCGAACAAGAGGATAAGCCTAGCTATGAAGAAGTAGCAAATTCTGAATTAAAAGGCAACGCGTACAGTCACGAAATCAGCGTGAGTATCATTCTAGACTCGAAAAACTTTGATATTCGTGATTTACAAACAGGATTACTTTTTGATGTAACAGTAAAAGAAAAAATGTATAAGTCCGTGTTAAGTGCGTGGAGAATCAACAGTAACAGCAATTCAATAAATCTTACTTTTGGAAATATCAGAAGCAGGGTAAGTGATTATTTTGACGAAGATTAGGAGTGATTAGTTTGGCAGATAATGTAGATGGATTCCAGTTTGACAATGTGAAGGTGAGTGCTGCGAATGATGCGAAGTTGTATCATACCCTAGCTCAGCGAAGGAACTATGTGATAAAGGGATATGAGCAGGAACTGAGACTTTCGAAGAGTGGATTAAAAATTACTGTAGGTGCTGGTTGTGCATTAGTACAAGGGCGTTTTATTTATTTAAAAGAAGCTCAGACGATAACTGTTCCAGCAAATTCGAGTGGTTATATCGTCTTGAGAATCGATTTAACTCAAGAAGTCGTTCCAGATTTGGAAAATGATCCTGCAACTGATTTATATACATGGACAAATAATCAAGTCAGTTTGGAGTGGGTTACGTCATTAGTAAATGGCAATCTTAATCAAGGAGACAAAGTATATACATTTTCACTTTGTAGTTTCAACTCAAATGGTTCAAATGTTAATTACGAACTGAATGAGTCAAATTATAAAGGATATGTAATTGTCGACAGAACAAAAAATAGTGATCCTGCAATTAAAGGTGGGCAAGTAAGGTTCATTAGAACCGGAGATTTAGTGATTGTTCATTGTAATTTTCAAACTAAAGATGCTGGATTAAAAGCAAAAGAAAATCTAATTAATAGAATTCCATCAAATTTAGAAGTTGATTTTAGTTCGCACATTTCTCTTACTGGAACTGGTGATCTTGTAATAGACGCACAAACACAAACTGTTCGAACGGAATGGGGGTTAAAGGGAAATTCATATTATCTTGGAACTGGTTTATATCTGGCTAAATAGGAGGTGAAGGATTGAGTAATATAAAACTAATATTGACCGAAAATAAGTCAAGTCCGTATCGAAAGCAACGAGTTGTTGGAAGGTTAGGCGATGGAGGACTAACAACGATTGATGTCGAATTACTAAAATCAGATGGGAAAACACCGTATTCTGTTTTTTCAAACCATGATTTGATTTTTGTCGGCACTAACGCAAAGGGCGAGTATACAGATGGTGTTCCCGAAATACTTGATGGACAGAAAGGTATGATTCGCTACACATTTACTAAAGATAATTTTAGTGTCTTGAAAGAGTTTAAAAGAGCGTATTTTCAATTGACCGATGCTGATGGCAATAGAATAACATTCCAAGATTTCACTGTTGATGTACTCAATAATTCTGACATAGGTCAGGGTCAAGTGACATTGTATGTACGGCTTCTAGACCAACTTTTATCGGATTTTGAAAAAAGGTTTGGAGACCAATCTATTGATTTTGAGGAAAGATTTAAAGTATTTCTTCAAGCTAAAGAATCTCAGTATCAGAGCATTTATCAAATGTACAATGATTTGGTTATCAAACTTAATAACTTATCAAAGGATGCTAAATCATTACAAGAAGTTCAAGCAGAGATACTGAAATCTATAGAAGAGCATGACGTTTTTACCAAGCAAGAAAGTTCCGCAAACGTGATCAATATAGTAACTGGCAAAAAGGAAGTAGAGCTGACTTTTGTTCTTGATTTAAAAGACAAAATCGCTGGAAGCGATGTAGAAAACAAGCATAGTTACAGATACGTTTCACTAACCGATGGAATTTTACCCGCAACCCCTATCGTTGGAACCGAGGTGGGAAATACCGGAGACTGGGAAGATTATGGTCTGCTTTACGATCTTGATAATAAGATTTTTACAACGACAACTGCAACAGCGGGAAAATCAGCAGCACATGTGGCGAGGTGGAATCTTTTAGAAGAGGTCAAAGAATTTTTAGGTGACAAATTTTTCACAGCAATAGGTGCGACAGACGTGGCTAGTCAAGTTGCGTTCATACGATCAAAAGGAACTAGTCTAGTTGGTAATACGTGGGGCTTTGGATCAAGCGCGAGCGGTAATAAACTGTCTTGCGGAATGTACAGGCAGAGAGACAAAGATTGGCCGTATAACAGCCCCAATACACAAAATAGTGTTAAGAAAATGTCCAGTAACATTAATCCATCATCGATTCCTTTTTATATTGCTGATGATGGATTCGTAACAGAAATCGCATACGCAGAACCTAGCGATGGAGTGACTCAATCTGCTACTCGTGTGGACTATTCAAACTTAGAGTTTAAAATGAAAATTTCAATGAGTGAATACTTTAATTCGTTGATAGCGGCCAATCACATAGAAAATATTGCAACTGAAGAAGAGGCGGAAGCAGGAGAAAACAATGAGAAGACAATGACACCGCTACGCGTTTTTCAAGCAATTGCGAAATGGACGAAAGACAAGTTTGTTTCTCGGACTGAAAATGAGACTGTACTTGGTGTTAAGAACTTTGCCAATGGCCTTCAAGTTGGCGGAAACAACGTTCTTACTCAAAACGGTGAAATCCGTTTTGTTACCAACTCTACCAACAATTCTTCACTTGAATCGGGCTCGATAGTTTTCAAACGGTACGGTGATGATGTAGATATCTATGCAAATTTCCAAGTCAGAGCAAGTGGGGATTTAACAAGGGATATGAATATTGTAGCTGAATCTATTGTGGATGATATTTTTGAACCTGGAGAGAATTTCAGCTTTTTTGTTGGGAATGAAACGGCTCAAGCAGTCGTCAAGTTTGTTGGGAAAGGAATCAAGGCGCACAGTACGTTAACAAAAGGCATCTGGTATGTTGGAACTGCATCATATAAGGCAAAAAACAAATTGTAGGAGTGAGTGATATGAAATTAATTTACAAGGTATTATATCCGATTGGATATGAAATACACGAGGTAGCAGATGATTTCCCAACTTCTATTCCATTTGTGGAAGTCGAACCTATTCAAAATTTAGAGAATCCGCAGTCGCAGTTTTTCAATTTTGCAAAAAATGTTTGGGAAGAAGTTGTAACCCAGAACTTTAACGAAAAGCTCGAATTAATAGAAACACTTAATCAAGCTATTCAAAAGCAGAATGAAGAGTTGAAGATTAAAGCTAAAGAACAAGAAACTCAGTTAACTGATACACAGTTGGCTTTGGCAGAAGTGTACGAAATGTTAATTCCTGCTGATGCGGCGAAGGGGGATATGTAAATGGCGAATATTTACGTGAATTTGATCCGGAAGGGATTGAAGACTATTGAAGAAGTTCCTAGAACAATCAGAAATGAAGTACAAGCAATCCTTGATGCAGAAACTGCGGATTAGGATTGCTTTTTATTTACTCAGAAGGGAGGTGGAAGAAATGGCTGTAGTGTATGCGACTTTAATTATTAAAGGTAAGAAAACGATTGAACAAGTACCAGGTCTAATTCGCGAGCAAGTGAAAGAGATTCTAGTAGATATGGATTTGCCAGAATTGGCAGAGTAACAATTTAGCCTCGTTTTTAACGGGGCTAATTATTTAGTTGGAAGGCGGGGGAGTTTTGAAAGATGATACTGCACAAGATGTTATTGAGCGCTTAGTGCGCATTGAAACAAAACTTGATAATTACGAGGCATTGAGAGAGAAGGCGGATGCTGCGAAAGATGTGGCGGATCACGCATATTCTATTGCACTCAACAATGCTGATGACATCAAAGAAATTAAAGCAAACAATAAATGGTCATGGGGTTACATGATCGGTTTAGGTATTACTATATTAGGCTATTTCTTAACGAAATTATAGGGGGGGTTGAAATGATTTTACCGGACAAGTATTACCAAATTATTAAATGGGCGGTTCTCACAGTGTTGCCAGCTGCATCTGTTTTAGTTGGCACGCTTGGAAAAGCATACGGTTGGGGTGGCGCGGATATGACTGTGCTAACAATTAATGCTGTAGCTACTTTTTTAGGAGTAGTTACAGGTGTCTCAGCATACAATTCGAAAAAATAGGAGGAATCACATGAAAAAGAAAATTACGTTACTGAGCCTTTTACTGGCTCTTTTTTTATTGCCTATTAATGGGTTTGCTTACACGATCAATAACGAGTTCAATTTAGGGGCGAATGAAGGCAGTCCAATTAGAACAAATCCAAATTATATTGTGGCGCACGATACTGCAAATCCTAGCGCAACAGGACGTAACGAAGCTACTTTTATGAAGCGCAATTGGATGAATGCCTACACTAGCTATATTGTTGGTGACGGTATTGTCTACCAAGTTGGTGAACCAGGATACGTACAATATGGAGCCGGAGCTTTTGCGAATGCAAATTCACCTGTTCAAATTGAACTGCAGGCAACGCCAAATCCTACCTTGTTCAAACAGAACTATAAGGTATATATTGAACTAATTCGAGATAGTGCGAAACGGTTTAATATTCCTCTTACTGTAGACAGTCCAGTAGGCGGCAAAGGGGTCATCAGTCACCAATACATTTCTACGAATTGGTGGGGCGATCATACGGACCCGTATGGCTATTTAGCAAGTCAGGGTGTGTCACAAGCGCAATTTGCACATGATGTGAAGTATGGTTTTGAATCAAACGAGAACAAACCTGCACCGACACCAAGTAAACCTGTAGATCCAACTACCGCAGGCTCAGGATATTCTGTACTGAACGATGGCAAAGGAAACCATGCTCATGTTGATCAATGGGGGAGAATCGGAAACACCTTGAAGGCTCGTGGTTGGCATATCGCTAACTACAAGTATCAATATGTATTTATTATTGATCGGACCACTGGCAAAGAATTGGCACGCCAAAAAGCACCTGGAGTAGCGAGACCAGATGTGAACGCAGCCTATCGTACAACAGGAAGTGTTGGCTACGATTTGAACTTTAATGCGAAACAATTTAGTGGCAAATCAGTAATTGTTATGACTCGTGCAACGAACGATTCAAAGGGTAACACAGTTGGCGGTTTCCAAGATTTCTATGAGACTCGCTGGTATCACGATATTAAGTGACATTAAAAAAGAGTTTAGACGAGAATGCGCTTGCAAGATATTAACAAAAGAGCTATTATGAATGTGTAAGTTTTGCCAGAACTTACTTCTTTTTCATAACTAAGTTTCATCTTGATCGGCAACCAGTCGTGTGCGGGCTGGTTGTTTCTTTGTGTAGTGTATCACTTTGTCATGAGTGTATCATTTGCAAAGAAATCGGTTTCTAGGTAACATCTATTCTATTGGGAAGTCACTCGCCCATAAAAAAAGGGAACGTCAGATACAGTTACTTGGGGAAGTGGACTGTGGGGAAGATCTGACGTTCTATTTCTTTATTGTAACACGTTTAAAAAATAATAATACTCATTTAAAGTACCCTTAGTTCAATTGGTAGAATACTCCGGTTCATATCGGAAGATGCGGGTTCGAGGCCTGCGGGGTACATAAAAAAACTAAATGTAATCTAGAAAACTGATTTTAAGTTAAATAGTTATAGTAAAGACCTCTAAACTAAGCTGTTTTTTCTATTGCATATGTAACCTTAACATTATATACTAAAGATCCAAGTGAATCTTTTATTTTCTCTAGGGACGCTCAATTATTGAGCGTCCCTTTTTGGTGCGATATCATCATATTGCTTGTCAATGTAACCGTTACATTGTATACTGAATTTATTCTAGAGAATCTTTTATTTCTGTGGGAGCACCTGAGTGATCGGGTGCTTCTTTTTATTAGCTTTACTTACCCCTTGCTAATGTAAGCGCTTTAGCTTACAATACAAGTATCCTAGAAACTTTTCTTTCATTTTATCTGCGTGCACTCGAATAATCGGGTGCTCCTTTTTATTTTAGAGATCATTTTGTTTGCCATTGTAACCGTTTTATATTATGATGAATTTACTAAGTATCCTCATACCTCAACTAAACAGGAGGGGCAGGCACCCTGGCGAAAGGTGCCTGTTTTTTATTGCACTGAAACCTAAAAGTGATAAACTGCTAAGTAGAGAGTAATCCGCTCTCACATTTTCTTTTGCCCACTCTTTACCCTTGCTAAAGAGTGGGTTTTCGTATGCAGCAAACACCCTCTACAGCCTTAGTTGGTTGTGGAGGTTTTATTTTTATATTTTCATCATTTCAAACTCCATCATAATCTTCGTCTTGCCAATCACCGCATATTTCTTCACCACGAACTGTTTTCTACTATTGTACTCGCCAGCCACTACGATTCGCATTCCGTTCTCAACATCTGCCAAAAATGATAGTGAGTGTGAGGCAATAAGACATGATTGATCATCTAATTTGAAATAGACAAGGGGACGCTCAGAAAATTTCAGTATTTTGATGCTACTCACTGAACCACTCATGCTCATCATTTAAACCACTCCCATATTTAAGAATATAAAAATCGAAATTGTGAAAACCGTTAGCTTTATTGCAGTAAAACTCAAAACATTTTTCTCCGACTTCATTGATAGCATTTGGACCGAAATCCCAGAGAACTTTTTCGAGTTCTGAGAACGGAATATATCCTTGTTCATACTGCAAAATTAAGTTCATTTCATTCACTCCAATTATGCAGATTTAATTTTTAAGTTTTCGAATTTATCCATATCACGCTTTAGGTATTCTCTAGCAAAATCTAAATCAAGAACCCATTTATCTATATCGCTTTTTTCAATGATTAAGGGCATGCGATCATGAATGGGGGAGACTGCAGCATTCGGTTCAGTGGTCATAATAATTGATTCTGCAACATTCTCATGAATGCGATAAAAGCCGGCAACGTAAATAACTTCGTTATTGCCAGTGAAGAGAAATTTCTTTTTGTCAGAATCCCATTCGTAGAAGCCGTTCATCGGAAAGACAATGCGACGTTCACGGAAATGCTTGCTAAAGGTTTTCTTTTCCTCAACTGATTCGGCACGGGCATTGATGAAGAGCTGTCCTTTTTTGAAGCCCTCAAATCCCCATTTAGTAATCCCTGGTACAACCTCATTATTTTTATTAGCACCTAGAGTCAAAACGTTGTTAGAAGGGAATACTTCGCCAGTTGCAATTTCCTGCTCTTTATACTTTTCTTGCTTCTTGGCTACGTCAGCGATAATCTGCCAGTATTCATCCAATTCGCCAGTCATTGGATCAAATAAATATCGTCCACACATGCTACTCACTCCTTTTCATTAATCCGTGCTTTTCTAGGTCAATTCCAAGATATCGATAAACTTTGATTCGTGGATTTTCTTCTATATGCCTTAGAGTAAAATAAAAAATATGGTCTTGACCATCTACGCATTTATAACCAGGAATTTTGAAATAGGTCAATTTACGTCTATTCATCAGATATAAAAACTCATCTTGCAAGGCAAACAGAGGAACATCAGTAATTACATAGTTCAAAAAGTCCTTAGTGAATTTTTCAGAATTCTCGGTGTGGTAATCAAATTCTAAATCATCCGTGTTGAGAGTCAAGAAAGCTGACTCCATTTTTCAGTTGTAGAAAGGGCAATATGATTGATCGAATTTATCGAAACAATCTGTATTCCAGTTTCAACATCGGAAAGATAGAGTTTATTTCCGTTGAAACCTTCAACCACACCGGTAACATCCTCAAAAGCAAATCCTTCAGTATTTAATGCATCTAATTGAATGATTACTGAATAGCGATAACGATATGCAGTATCCAAAATACTTGAAATCTCAATCTCACTCATTTTTTCTCTTCTATAATAAATAGTGTTTCTAATAGTGTTGTCTTTTTCCATTTCAGATGTATGTTCGCTTAGATAAAATCCCATCCATTTAGCCATCCCGCGATCATCATAGTTTCTGACAAAGGGATCAGTATGATATGCCATAAATGCTTCGCCCATTTTAACTCATCCTCTCAATTTTTATAACCCATCTAAACCACCAGCGCCGCCATTATGACCACCCACAAGTCCAGCCCGTTTTATGCTGCGACCGTTCTCCAAAGTTGAACTTGCGCGAACGATGCTCACAAAACCATATTTCTCACGAATTTTATCTGTTACTTGATCGATTTTGATTCTTTTTTCTTGATCAGTTGGATCTTCAAAAAGGTTTAACTGATCACCACCGTCATATACTAAATCAGAGTAGGTGACACCAATGTGTCGAATAAACCCGCGACCATCATAAAATTTGTTGAATAAAAATAATAAATGCTCAGCTAACTGCTTTGTATCATTCGTAGCGGGAACTTTCATTTGACGTCCGAATCCACGCTTTCCTTCATCTTTGCTGTAGCCAATAAATAAATGAACGGTTGTCGTTTGTGCTCCTCTACGACGCAATCGAATGGCTACTTGTTCAGCCATTTCTCTTATAAGAAGAGGCATTTCAAAACCGGCATAATCACGCGGTAACACCTGACTGTTCCCAATGTTCTTTCCTTTCGGAACATAGGGTTTTTGTAACTTAGATCGATCAATACCGTTCGCATGATGGAACAACTGAAGTCCTATAATCCCGAATTTCTTATGTAATCGTTCGGGGGATGCATGCGCCAAATCTTTTATAGACTTAATGTTCATAAATTCCAAATTACGTTTCATACGACTTCCGATTCCCCAAAAATCATCTATTTCAGGAATGGACCAGACTTTTGTCGGTACGTCTTCGTAGTTCCACAATGCGCGCATATTGTGATTGTGTTTTGCTTCGTTATCAAGTGCCAATTTTGCGAGCAGGGGATTGCTGTTTGACATACCGACTGTCGAAAAAATACCAGTTGCTCGTAGAATATCTTGCTGGATGCGCTGCGAAACGATATCCAGTTTTTGCGCACGACTTAGGTTTTTATCAGGTACAAAATAGTTAAGAGAGGCAGTCAAATCGACTACGCCTTCGTCGATGCTGTACCACATAATGTCTTCGTCAGCAGCATATTTGCGCACAACATTTTGGATTTTCAGATTTTCTTGAATGTAATATCGCATCCTTGGCGGTGCTACGATCAAGTCTCTGACGCGAGGATTCTCCGCTTCGGTAGGGAGATCCCATTTTCGCGCTACGTTGCGAACCCCTAAGACCTTTTTTGCCATTGGGCTGCTTGCTAGTATTAAGCCCGACATGTTGTCAGCCGTGCTCATGACGATCAACAAATCACGCAGCGGATGTAATCCGCGAGACACTAACTCACAGCTTGCATAAAAGACTTCATATCAATGAAAGCATAATCCCGTGAGGGTTCTAACTCGTATTTAAAATTAACGCTATCCATTTTACTCACCTCGATATGTTCAATCATCAGTATTGTTGCTTGAACGCTTCCTTAGTCATTTTGCTTAAACTTAGATGAAAGTTTACAAGACTATCAAATTCGTTATCTGTGATTTTCTCGCTCATATCTTCTGTAAAAGATCCCGAACTATGAATTCCGTGTTTCTCATAAAGAAATCTATACACGTCATGATAAGTTTTTGTTTTCAGAATAGCATCATAACGTTTCTTTGCTTCTTTGTTAGTGATTAATAAATCCAGTGCAAATCCGCTAAAAACTGGAACCACTTTAAAAGTGAAATCTGGATATAGTTCATTTAGTTCTGACTCGAGTAGAGTATACTCATTATCATCTATAGCAAAGAAGTCATCCAAACATATTCTGCTAGTAACACTTTTCTTAGCTGTTTCTAGATGTTGAAGCAAATCCATTTTGTTTATCAATACTTCTACAGATAGTTTTTCCTCCACGATATCACTCCTCAGATGTTTTCGGATATTTTAATTCTGTTTCAAGGATATATCGAACTTTCAATTTTCCGTCCTTGATCACAGTTTCTTTTTCTATACTGACTGGTAAGTCGCTGTTACCTGTTGCTAGAATAGAAATAAAATTTAGATCAATTTGAGTATGTTGTTTATCTGTAATTTTTTTATAGACTCTCGCGTAGTCATCTCCATAATTTGTCCTGATGTAATCTTCCAACATGTTATTCACCTCAAAATCATTATACGAACGCATGTTCGATTTGTAAAGGGGAACGAAAAATTAAGAAATCTGCTATAATACATTCGAGGTGAAAGTGATGGAATCATATGAACAACAAATCAAGGATTTACGTGATGGAAAGATCGATAAGATTGAAGTTAATCGGGAAAACTTTTTTCTTTGGCGCGATGTTTGGATTAAGCAAGAAGACAAAAAATTCTTTAGGGGGATAGCTGGATTAAAAGGTCATATTACATATGTTTATGACACAACAGTAATTTAGGAAAGACACTCAATCGCTGGTGATAGTACTGGTGATAGTGAATGTAAAATTGGTACAATCTAGGAAGGGTACTTATCCAGTGGAAACGTTGATATTAAGCCAATCAATCATCGAGAAAATTAGGGAATAAGGTATAACCAATAAGAAAAATATGTTTGCCCTACTTGGAAAACCAGGATTTGAAGATTTAGCAAAAGAATTGAATAATCGTCTATAAATCAATGTTTCTGGCTAGTTGAAAACTAACTGGTGATAGAAACATGTTTGCGTCATTCCTTTTTTGGTGATAGAAAAGGTGATAGTGAACTTGAAAAAGCACTCAATTACGAGTGCTTTTTCTTTTGCGCTTCTAAATATTCCTCGAATTTTTTCACCGATCGTTCCTTCACTTCAGGAGTCACAGAAGCATAAATTTGAGTTGTAGATATATCTTTATGCCCAAGGAGGTCTTTTATATCGTCCAAATCAACGCCAGCCTGTCTCATGCGGATGGCATAGGTGTGTCGGCCATCATGTACCTTGATGGGAGATAAGCCCGCTTTACGCGCTATTCGTACAGAAGCGCCGTTCACTGAACGATTTCGAACTATTTTGCCCTTTGAGCTGCTTGAGGTATAGATAAACACATAATCAGAATTATTTTTCTGTAAGGGTGTAACTCCTATAAGATCATAAAAATATTTATAGAATTCGAGTAGAGCAAATTTTGTTCTTTGTGTGATTGGTTGATCACGTTCGCCAGCTGGAGTCTTTGTGTCATCAATTATGATCGCATCTTTGTTTTCTTTAACTTCAGCACGATAGAGTCTTTCTCGCTGCACATCAACAAAATTCTTTTCGAAATTAAAATCTGACCATCTTAATGCCATCACTTCTGCTTTTCTTAATCCACAATCAAAGATTAACAAGAAGAACGGATACCAAAATGGTTCTTTTTCTTTCTTAGCTGCTTCGTAAAATAAATCCACTTCGCTTGCGGTATAGTGGGGAGGAATCTTCTCTTTTTTCGGCGGTAAGGGAAATTCCACAAAGTCTGTTGGGTTTTCACTTACATATCCAAGCTGTATCGCTTTTTTATAAGCATTCGAAAGAGTGGCGTTTACTAATTTAACAGTATTAAAAGATAAGCCTTTCTTACTTCTGCCTTTTCCATTAAGTGTGAATAGCATATTAATGAACTTCTGATGATCCGCACGAGAGTAGGTAGTTAAACGATGTTTTCCAATATAAGGGTTTATATACATCCGAATATTGTCCCGATGAACAATTCTAGTACCTTCCTTAACACTTAATTTGTAATCAGTGATCCACGTCTTTAGAAAGTGCTCAATTGTCAAATGCTTTACATCATCTTTTTTATAGTTTCCTTTAGCGATTTCTCCTTCGGTAATCTTTGCGAAAGTATCTGCTTCATCCCAAGATCTGAAGCCTTTCTTATGAATTTTATTTTGACGTTTGGTACCAGGGTCCACTCCGTTAGAAATAAATACTTCGTAGCGCAGCTCACCATTTTTTAAATTATACGGTTTTATTGAAGCCATCAGTCTTCACTCCTGAACATAGATTTTGGAAGCGTATAGAACTTTGGTTTATACCATCCTTTTTCATAAAACTTATCCATTTTTAGTTCTTTCTCTTGCCAGGTATAAACAGGGCGTGAAATCACATTTCCAGCTTCAATATCTTTTTTTAAATCTAGTTGATTTTTCAATTCTTCTTGATATTCTTCCTCACTGTAACTAAACTTTGTAAGGATAGGGTATATCTTTACTTCTGGTACCTCTTTTTTTAGTCTTTCTCTCAATTCATATGGTGACATAAAATCATTTCCTTTCGAAATATTTTGTATACGATTCGAAAACACGTGCAAAAAAAGATTATTTTCACACGTTTCCTTAGACTATCGAATAAAACAGCAACGAATACGAATGTATGTTCGTTTTGTTCGTTAAAAGAAAAGCCCGGAGGCTTAAGATTCTATATCATGTTTAGTAGTATATTTTTTTGATTATGACCGAAATCATTTGAATCATACTTATTCAAAACATAAATACTCTTAGAAATAAACTCATAAATAGTTGAAGAATCATTTTTCATTGTATCTATTGATAAAAATGAAGAACTCCAAAAATTTGCAAGGTAAGGAGCATTGAATTGACTGAATCCAGTTTTTGAATGTATTTGATTTGAAGAACTTGCATAACTGTTTTTAATTTTTAAAGTATTTTCACCAACGATGCTTTTTAGGGTTACGTCGGAGTCAATAGTCTCACTTAAATATCTATAATTTAGTTTTCGTATAGACTCGGAAGTTTCGTTTGGATATATAGATGAGTACATAATTTTCATTATTGTTTCACAAATTGCTCGCATAATCGCATGATAAGAAATAGGATTCTTAAGGGGTAATAAAAAAAGATAATGTCGGAGCAAAACTATTAGGTCATCTAAAAGATCCGAATGAATACATTTTTTATGATTTACGGAAGTGTAGATATCTAAGCAAGAAAGAGAATTTGAAATGTTCATGTAAATAGTTTTCTCTTTTTTTGAATCCCCCCAATCAGAGTTTGGATAGTTTGAATTTACGAAATTTAAATAGTTCATGTATTTTTCATTATCTATTTTCATACTATCCTCCAAATTGATTAAATAGTTCATCGAAGTAATTCTTCTTTGTATCCTTATCAGTTGTTTCTTTATAATTATAACTATCAGAGAATACTAATGCTTTCATTGCATTAATATATAATGTCAATCTTTCTACTTCTGAAACTTTAATATCACGAATTATCCTAGATAAAAGCAAGGTTCTGCTTTTGTAAAGATAATCACCATAATTTTTTTCTACTGGATTGAGTTTAAAACTATTGATAAAAATCTGTATATCTTTATTGAGTGGAAACAATTGCTTTGATAAAAAGAAAATTGTGGCACAACCATAAAGAGTAAATTTCATTTCTTCAATTGGAGTACGTTTGTTAATCTTTGATAAGTAAACTTCTAACTGAGTATTGGGTTGCATTTTATAACCTCCCTATTAATTCAGAAACTAATGCATAAAGATTTTCCTTTGACTTTTCACTGTTTCTGGCGTCAACAAAGTAATCAAGCTTTTTGAAAAAGCCATTATTTTTTAAAAAATGTGATTGGAAAAAGTAAAAAGGTTCCAGTTTTTTAGTTTCTTTGATCAATTTTATCGTTTCTGCCTGTCCAGTTGCAACCCTTAGGGGCAAATCCGTAAAAATTATACCAATATTCTTTATTGGTTTTTCTTTAAAGTAAATAGGATTTTTCTTCTTTATATCCTGAATCACTTTTTCTAGCATCTGTATTCCAAGAACTGAATAATTGTCAGGTTTAACTGGAATGATGTAATGTGTACTAGCTAAGATGGCAGAGATTGTGTATTCAGAGTATGTCGGTGGACAATCCAGCAAAATATAATCGTATTCAGATTTTTCAAAACTAGAATTCATAAAAAGAAAATTGTAAATAGACTGATTCATAGTTGAGGAATCAGTATTTCTAGACATAAAAACAGTATTTAGATCACCAGGGATAATTGATAATTGTTCATCTAGATTTCTTATTACTAGTTTTTTTGAAGGGTCTATACCATCACTCTTGAAGAGATTATTGATACTTGCTGAAGATTCTTCAAAAGAGTCTTCACCTTCTAACATTGAACCAGGTTGTTTTAAATGAAACTTTTTAAAAAATGATTGAGTTAAATTAGCTTGTGGATCGGTATCAATCAATAAAACTCTTTTCTTTCTGATTTTTGCTAAGTGATATCCAACTTCCTTACAAAGAGTTGTTTTACCAACACCGCCTTTCATATTAATGAAAGATATTATTTTTGGATCTTCAGATGCGTTCGACATATTTACCTCCCAAAAAATTTGTTTTTTATTCCCCAAGCCGGAATCGAACCGGCGGCGCCAGATGGGGAGGGTAGATCTAATTTCTCGGTGCTCGATATCCAGCTCTTTCAGCTTCGTCAACAGTTTTAAACCAAGCTGCTGGGTTAGTTGTTTTGTCGTAATACCTGCTACCTGGAACGTGATATATTCCATTGTTGGAACCTTTGATTAATCCATTTCCATTAGCATCAATGTACTCTGGACCATTTGTTTGAGTAGCGGCTGCTTGTTGTTCATTTGCTGCGTTTTGAGCTGCCTCAGCTTGCTTTTGTGCTTCAATTCGCTGTTGTTTTTCAGCAGCTTGTTGAGCTTTGATTTCAGCATTCTTTCTTTCTTCTTCTTTTTGTTGAGCAGCCAGAATCTCGCTTTTAGTTTGGCTTGTTCCATCTGAATAATTCAAAGTTACATCATCTTGTACATTGAAGATATAAACATTAAATTTGATGTCATCAGATTTTATTGATTGAGCCATTAAATGAACGCCACGAGCGAGTAACTCATCACCACGAAATACAGGAGTTACTGAGTACCGTACATAGTTATCTTTACTCTTCTCCAGATAATATTTTATATCCATTTCATAACGAAGCATTTCTGGATTATTTAACTGTGCTGTTCCTGTGATCAGATTCTTCCAGTTATCGTTCTCGCCAGAAAGGGTATAGCCAATCAAATGAGATCGATTATAGAGATATCCTTTACCAATTTTCTTATTATGCCAGCCAGTAGGTTTGACATTAGAAATATCTCCACGTTTAGCTGTAGGCATCAATGATTGATTCAGCATAGCTTCGGCAGAAGTAGCACGGTTTAGTTGATCAAGGTTCCCGTATTTTTCCCAAGCTTTATTGGCCAAAGATAAATCATCTTCCGAAAAAGTTGGATTATTATCATTAACTTCAATCGTTTGCGTGCCATTGTATTCCATATTTGCAAGATTACTATTATCTTGCTTTACACGATCATTAAATGAGATAAGAGCTTGTTTTTGCTTATTCTTTTCATCCGAAGTTTTGTTTTGTTCTTTCTTTGTTTCACTAGAGGTTGAAGCAGTTTTACTTTTAATTTTACTTTGCTGTGTGCTGCTTATGGTTGTTTCTGCTGACTTTTGTTCAGATGGTTCTAAGAGAGATCCACCAGCAAAAAATACAATAACAGTACCAAGAATAATTAAAAGTTCAGGCTTCTTAGGTGATTTCTTGATAAACGCTCTAATTAATCTTACTACACCAAAAATAAATCCAAAAAATCCTACTAACACTAACAAAGTTGCCATTTGCATCCTCCAAAAAAATTCATTTCAACTCCCAATTATGGCAGGTAGAAGTAGTCACCAGTTATATAAGATCGCCAGCGATGGGGGAGAAGAGCTGCTAGTTATTACTGGCTCAATTCAATAAGGTAAGATTATTTCTAATCATATCGCGAATGACCATTCTATCATGTTCATTCGGAACTTCGCCCTTATAATTGTGCGTGCTATCTAGAGCTTGTTTTATCAACTTATCAGCTTTAAATTTTTCGAACTCGCTTAACTCACCGTATACTTTGTTTGACCAATCCAAGATCGCAATCATTCTCCTTTACTGAATACCTTGTTCCTGTAACCATTGACTCTGAATTTCACCTGATGTAGGTTCGCGTCCATTCTGTGCTTTGAAGTCAGATCGATACTGATCAACCTGAGCGACTGCATCGTTTTGTTGTTGATTGTAATTATCAGATCTACCATCTGCATAAGCAAGAGCATCATCAGGATTCGCACCATTATTATATGCTTCCCAATATCGAGTTTGAGCATCAGCTTCCATTTGAGCACCTCTAGCACGTTCTTCAGGTGTTGTGTTGTTATAAGGAGAATCATCAGGTATTCCGTTACCGTCTGCATCATTTTGAACAGGACTTTGTTGTTGAGCTTGCACGGTTGCCTGTTGTTTTATTGTTGCTAGTTTTGCTGTAACTGCTTCAAGTCTTTTTTGCAATTCGTTATTACCACCTGGTATTGCTTCAACTGATTTCTTTGCTGCTTCAACAGTTTCGTCAGTTGGATTTGTTTCAGCAGCTTTCATGGCAGTATCTGCTTCAGAAACCTTTTTAGTAATTTCATCTTGTTTCTTCTTTTCTGCTTCCTCAGCGACTTTCTTTTCCTCAGCAGCTTTCTTTTTCTTAGAATCCTCGGTTTTTCTAGCCTCAATTTTTTGCTTGGATGTCGAATCAGTCGTATCCGTTTTCTTATCAGTCGAACACGCCGAGAAGAGCAGGGTAGAGCAGATTATGCATGCGATTGTTAGTTTTTTCATTTTAATCCTCCGTTGCCTGAAGTCTTAAGAGTTGAGCAGCTTCTTTATTGTCAGTATAAAAACGAATTACATGTAGCACTCCTTTTTCATCTAATGGACGAACATATAAGTTTGCATAGACTTTACTTGAGTTCATCGAGCTACCAATAACAGCACCAGCAGTTCCAGCAATTGCAGCACCGAGTAATGCGCCACCAGTTGAATTTTTTTTGTCGGAGAATTCAATTTTTTTCAATAAAAAGTCAATTTTTTTTCTACCTTGTTTTATAGAAATTCTATTAGGTTCTTCTTGAGTGATTTTCGAAAGCTTTACTCTTTTAATCTTTTTATAAGTCGATTCTTCAACTACGCCTTTAGAAGAGAAAGGTTCAAATGTTTTCTCAGTAGAAGAATAATCGTGTTCCGGTTTGCTTCTACCTCTTTTAATTTCCTTTTTCTGCACTTTCTCGGCTCTTTCAATATCTCTCTTGGCTCTTTTTAATGCTTTTTTTCCTTCTGCCTTAGCTACTCAATCGGCATCATCTTTCCATTCTTGAAATGAGTCAATCCCTTTTTCAGTAACATCTCTTGTTACATTAATAGCTTTTTTCCCTAATTCCTTCCAATCAACCATATGACCACCTCCAACAAATTATTTTAATAATCAAGGAACGAAACATAACCGCTGGATTCGGATACAGGTTCTATAGTTACTTCAACATTAGCGCTTCTTTTTGCATCAAACGCATTTACTATTGTTGCCTCGTATTTAGCAAACCATTTTCCATCCTTTTGAGTCCAATCTTGCAATTTACCGATAGCAATATGAAGTTTACTTCCTTTATAAGGGTATGATTTGTCAAATTGTTGTAATGCCAATTCAGTAAGGATATCCGATTGTTGCGGTGTTGCTTCGTCCGCAAGTTGTGTAATATCACTATTTTTTTGGTTTTCAGCATTTTTACTATCTTCAGTTCTTTTTTGTTCAGCTTCTTTGCTTTCTTCGCTCTTTTGCTTTTCCAAGTTTTTTGACTCAGCTTTTCTTGATTCTTCAGCTTCTTTTTCCTCTAATGCTGAAAGTGCATTGTCATTCATTTTTACTTTTATCTTAGTGCTTTTTGAATCTCCGTCACGTTTTGAATTTATTGTAAGAGTTGTTTCTGGACTGCTTAATTCATAAAGAAGCATGAAATCGCCAGATTTATCAGCTGTTGTTTTATCTCCAACTATTCCCATTCCAATTGATACTTCCGCATTTGGCGAAGTTTTTCCTGATATTTTAACTTCTCCGGTATCATCAGAGATTGCTTCTTTAGGTGTCTCTAAAACTAAATCTGAAATTTTGGCACTACTCTGTTGTTTGGTTTTCTTTTCTTCTACAGGTTTAGAAGTCACTTCTTTAGTCTCGGTTGTTGGAATGAAACCAATTATTATTACTGATAAGGCTATCAACCCAAATGAGATATTTCTGTTACGTTTATTCGGACTCCTTTTTATGAAATACCAAGCCCCAATACAACCTATGATAAAAACAAGGGTAAACACCGTCTCCATAACTTCCTCCTCATGTATACGAAATCACAAATATAAATTTATATGTAAATCACTGCTTTATTTTTACTACTTTAATTGAATCGCCTGATCCAAAAATAATCTTATAATTTAAAAAACAAAAGCCTTCACCATATTTTTGTTTAAAAAGATCAATTGCCTTTTTTAACGCTTCTACGGTTATTCCCAGCTCGTCAGCGACTTCCCAATACTCTCTACATCCTTTTTGATAAGCCTTGATCAAAAGGGAAGGGTGGACAGTCATCTCAGCCGCTACGAGCCGTGCCCTTCGTTCCTGTTTTCTTGACTCAGGATTTTTATAGTCTGATATGTCACCGACTGAAGTGTAATGATGCGCAATTTCTTCTGCAATCGTACTTTTTAGTTCGGCACTTGATTGATTAGGATTGAGATAAACTATATTGTCGACATACAATCCCTTTTGTTTTTCGGGCATCTTCTTTTCAAATTTATACTGCAAATTTGAAAAAAATGACATTAAAGCTTCATAGTTATACATTTGACAACACCTACCGACATTAAAATGAATTACTGCTTGTGATCTCGATTTTTTATGAAATCTATAAAATTAAGAATATCTTTCATATCTTCTTCTGATGTATCTTCATCGATGTGCGCGGCAACAGTCAACTGTTTTTGACTAAATCTCTCATTACTTTCAGAATCTGAACACTTCCCAATAAGTTCTGAAACAGAAACATCAAGAGCATCTGCTAGTTTTTTCACAGTATCAATTTGAGGGGTTTTTCTTTTTCCGTTTTCGTAACGAGAAATCTGTGCAGAACTGACTCCTGATTTAAGAGCTAATTGATTTACTCCATATTTTTTTGCTAATCTCAATTCTTTTAATCGTGAACCAAAGTCCATCCAAATCCCTCTTCTCCATATTTCTATATTTATAATAATGCCAACTGGTAACAAAATCGAATAAAATTTGACTTTTTGGTAATTAAGTGTTGCCAATAGGTAATTTCGGTGTTATAGTATTACCACAAGGTAACGAAAGAGAGGTGAAGCGGTGTGAAAATTGTTTTGAAAAATGGAGTTCTTCAGGAACTAATGGAACAGTATGATTTATCGGTTTATGGTCTAGCTGAAAAACTCGAAGTTGCACCAACTACTATTTATCGAATTATGAATGGGAGTAGAGGTTTAGGGAATGACATGATTGCAAAGTTACTTAATACCTTTGCTTTGTCTGAAGCTGATTTTGACAAGCTTTTTATTTTGCAAACAGAATTGCCAAAAGGTAATAGCAAGGAGGTGATCTAATGACAAAACAAGAAAAAATCGAGTTCATCCTTAAACGTTTAGGCGATCGCTTAACGAAAGCCTACTTAGAAACTAAACCAGAGTCGTTTATTAATAACTTGTTTGAAATTGAAAGTCAAAATGATGATCGTCAAATGGACTCAATGGTTTGCGAAATGTTTTAACCATAGGTTAATTGTAAACATGTTTGCTTCGTTTTTGGATGAAATATCTACGATTACTGATTCAGCGAATATAGGGAATGAGAAAAACGAACAGAATATCTTTTTAGGTCAGATTTCAATTGATGAATCATCGATTCGAAATAGAAACATCAAAATTCAGAATTATGAAGGAGGTATTGATGAAATGATGCGAGTGAATATGAAAAGTGAATTGGATAGTTTGATGGTACGAAATAATTTATCACAAAAGGAAGCTGCTGGTGGAAGTGGAATCCCATTTTCTACATTCAACGGCTACACGAAAGGCTCACAAGAAGTTCCAATTAATAAAGCAGTAGAGATTAACAATGCTGT